ATGCCAGAACAACTGAATGATTTTGAAAAGGGGTATTTCAAAAGAAATAAAACTGCTAGAGTTAAGATCTCATGGGATGGTGATTACGAAGAAATAAAGTTACTCTCTAAAAGAGAGTATGTAAAGTTACTACAAAATCCAAATTGGAGCTATCTTACGCTTGACCTTCCAGAAAGGAAAAACGAGTAAATGAGTAATATAATAGCAATCGATCCAGGCTTGTCAGGCGCGTTCGCTATCTTAGACAAAGATACGCAGGTTATTCTACACACCCAGCACATGCCAACTATCAGGGTCGGGGATAGAACCGAGTTGGACGAATCGGCTATTGTTAGATTCTTTAAATTGTACAAACCTGAGCATGCCTTTATTGAATCAGTTCATGCAATTCCCATCTGGGGTTCTACTGCTTCCTTCCAGTTAGGCATGACATACGGGTTTATAAGAGCAATCTTAGCATGCTTGGAAATTCCTTACACTAAAATCAAGCCGCAGGCATGGAAGAAAGCACTCATGGAGGGCATGAGTAAAGACAAGGGGGCAAGTATTGTTCGTGTTAAACAATTGTATCCTAGTATTGTTCTTAATCTCAAAAAAGATCACAACATAGCTGATGCAATCTTAATTGGCCGCTACGGAATAGCCCTGAAGATTTTGTAACGATTATGGGTAAATTCATAGACCTGATAGGACAGATTTTTGATCGATTAACTGTATTGTCCTTCAGTCATTATAATAAATGGGGAGCAGCGTGCTGGCTGTGCCGCTGTATCTGCGGCACAGAAGTTGTTGTCGCAGGGTACAATCTTCGAGATGGAGCTACTAGATCTTGTGGATGTTTGAATCGAGAAATAGTAAAAGAGTTAGCAAAAGAAAAATTTACAACTCATGGATTATCAGAACATCCACTTTACGATGTTTGGAGGATGATGAACTATCGATGTAACAATCCAGACAACAAAGCTTACCACTACTACGGTGGCCGAGCTGTTCCGATCGCTGTCTGCGATCGATGGCATCAAGACAATTCAGATGGGTTAGCTAACTTCATTACGGACATGTACGATACATACAAAGCAGGCTTGACCATCGAAAGAAAAGAAAACAACTCAGGTTATTGTAAATCAAACTGCCGCTGGGCCACAAGAAAAGAACAAAATAATAATCAAAGAAGCAATAAATTGATTGTCTACCAAGGAGAAACAATAACTTTATCTCAGTTAATAGACATAACAGGTACGACAATTCCTAGAAATGTTTTAAATGATAGAATCTTTGTATGGAAATGGCCTATCGAGAAAGCATTGTCAACACCAGTACAAAAACGAAAACAATAATCCTAAATTGAGTTGACTTTGGCTGTAGTAAAATATAAGTCTATTGTTTGCAAAACACCGGGATGTCTAAACGTATTTCTTTCAAGAGTGGATAATCAAAGTAAATCAGTTTATTGTCAGCAGTGTAAAAAGGATTATCCTCTAACTCTTTTAAAGCTGCAAACAGAATACGATCTAAAGGTTCCTGAGCTTTTGATTGAGATTGCCAAAACTTTCAACTTCCATTCAGGAGAATTCATTGCTTCGGTTTTGAAGGTTCCTAGAAAAAAGTTTATTGAATGGCTGAAGCTTTACGTAGGTATCGAGAGCTGGAATGAATTCAAAAAAGAGTATTACTGCAAAAGCTCAACCTGCTATATCGTAGACACAGATTTCTTTGACATCACTGATAATAAGTATTACTTGATTCATGTTTTAAAAAAAGACCTCAACGTATGCTCATGTATCTATAAACTGTCTGACTATGAAAAACAGCAGAGTAGGCCGCGAATCATTAAAAACTTAATGGAATCCAAAAAAGGAAAAACCATCAGTAAGGAATCTACTATCTTAATTCGAATACCAAACATTGAGACCCTAGAAAAGATTCAGATCAAAATAATAGCTTCAAAGATAGCAAAGGATAAAAATGAAGTATAAAATACAATAAAGGAATTTTCTAATGGCTAAAATTGCAATCTGTTCAGACATCCATTTCCATTCTTATTCAAGCTATATAACAACTGAAACAGTATTTAATGTTTTCGACCAAATTCTTACCTACTGTGACAGTAATGGAATAGAAGATCTTTATATTTTGGGGGATCTATTTCATGTTCGTGGAAAAATTCCAGTAGTTGTTTTTAATCGTGTTCATGCCTTATTCAAATGTGCTACAGATCAAGGAATCAAATTACATTTGATATCAGGTAATCATGACCAATGCTTCAACGAAGATTTGCAGACAAGTTCTATTTGTTCTCTTGCTGAAATAGATGGAGTAGATATTTTAAATTTCGAATCGTGGGAACTTGGTAAATGTAAGTTTGTAGGCATTCCTTATGTGAATACGAACAAAGAGTTTATGAGTTATTTGGATAAGTACAAAGAAAGTATGTCTTCGGACAAGATCAATATCTTGTTTACTCATGGTATGGTAAAAGGCGCCGTAGTAAGTTCTGGGTACAGTTTCTCGCATAGTACTGGGGTTGAAGAAGGTTTAAGATTTTTTGATCTAGCCTTTGTAGGCCACATCCATGAGACCCAACGTCTGTTTGATGGTAAGGTAATTATTACTGGAGCTCCGTTATGCCACAGTAAAAAGGATATGAATGGAGTTCAAAGAGGATTTTGGGTTTTAGACACGAATACAATCGATCTTGCATTTGTGCCTACTAAATATCCTAAGTTTATATCAAACGTACTACATTCTAGGGAGGAACTATTAAAGTTTTTGAAAGATTTAACTCCATTTAACGTACAGGATTTTATATTCTTAACAGTTACAGAACAGATTGAAGATCTTGAAGCCATTTTAAAGCCCTACAATAAATACTATATTGAAGTGGACGTTACGGCACCAATAAAAAGAAAAGAAGCGAGACTGGAAACATCTTTGGCCGATTCAGAAGAAGCTATAGTAGAAAAATATATTCAAAAGTTTGGATCAGATTATAATTCTGATTTGTTGAAACATATTTCAACTGAATTATTTGACGATTACAGCAAAATGATTAAAGAAAAGGTGGCGTGAAAGGACAATCAAAATACCATAGCATCGAAGAAACTGCAGTATCCTACATTTTTGGCTTTGTTTTGGCTATCTTATCTCAACTGATTATTTTTCCGTTTTACGGATTGAAAGTTTCTTTAAGCGATAATTTACAAATTACTGGATGGTTTACTATTGTTAGTTTAGTTAGAACTTACATCGTTCGTCGTATATATAATTATAGACAAGTGAGGGCAGGCAATGTCAGAAATTCCAGTTCATGAAGTAGTTGTTAAAGTTTCAACTGTTAACGCGGTAAAGATCTGTAAAGGTCTTTTTACTAAGAGGTCTGATATAATAATAGGTATAGTAAAAAAAGTTGATATGTATGCCTATACTATCACAGTAACAAGACTGGGCAAAGATTTTGCTTTTGAGAGGTTCGATCAGATACTGACTTCAGATTATCGTTTTAGTAATCCAATACAAGCTAAAGAAGCAGGTTCTTTTTTTGTTGATGAAGTTATTGGTTTAGAAAGAACAGTAGATGGGGCTGAATGATGTGGGAATTCAAAAAAAGAATGTGGGCAAAGTTTGAGAAGGCCTTCGAAAAAGTGGATGAGGCATTCGCTGAGGCAGATTCAGATTCAGCTTTCGGAGGGTTTGAAGCTTGTCCTAAGTGTGGTCATTGCAATATAAGTATAAAATATTGTAATGATGAAACTCATAGTTCCCACATTGTTTGGACAAATATGTGTGCAGGACATTATCAACATGAGGTGCTTCATATACGTTGTAACGTTTGCAGTTATGAATGGATAACGCCAACGAAAGATAAATAGAAACAACTGTCACAATCGAGGTGGGAACTCGACAGACGATAAAAGAAAAGTGAGTCTGGATTGAATAAGGGTGAGTTGGTCCCCGAATAATCATCTGGCCAATAGGTCTTGACCTGAATTGACAGGACAGTGGTTGTAAAATGGTGCCGGAGTTCCGGTGATACCGCAACGAGCAAGCCAGATTTTGATCGTTGTTTGGGTGTGAAACAGAGGCATGGGACCTCGCCATGAACAACCCCACTTAGTGACCAAATCAAATCCGTTCGAATCGGATTGGCAGTTTATAACCCTTTGGTGAGAAACCCCACTGAGTTTTCAGCCTCAGTGGGCAGTTCAAAGAAAAGGATATCAAATGATTACTTTCGAAAGACTAAGATTACAAAATTTTCTTTCTTTTAAAGAAGCTTCTTTAAACTTGGAGGCACAGGGAATTGTAGCCATCGAGGGAAAAAACAATTCCAATAAATGTTTTACTTCGAATGGATCTGGCAAATCTACTTTGCTAGAAGCATTCTGTTGGGTTCTTTGGGGGGCAACAATCAGGGGTTACAAAGCTGACGAAATTATAAATACTAAAATAGGAAAGAATTGTGCTGTTGAGATATCTTTCAAGGATAACGCCGAAGTAAGCTGGGAAATAAAACGTTATCGTAAACATTCTGAATTCGGAAATAAAGTCTTTCTCTATCGAGAAGGTGGGGAATGGACTCAGAATGTAGATGTCCAGGAAAAGATAGACGAAGTGTTGGGCATGGATTTCAAAACGTTTGTTAGCTCGTTTATTTTCTTTAAGAACGATTCTAAATCCTTTTCGAACAGCACAGATTCAGAGCAGAAGAAGATGCTTGAAAAATTATACGATCTTGAAAAGTATTCTACCTTATTAACGATCGTACGGGATAAGATGGCTAAAGTAGTTTCCAATTGCCACGCTGTTTCACTGGACATAAATGTGAATGAGCTCAAATACAATATGCTTTTAACCGATATTGATAAGTTAGAAAAGGATCGAGAAAAATTTGAGATAGATAAATTGGCAAAAATACAAGAACTTACTTCGAAGTTATATTTTTTGGAGACAGCGAGGGATGAAGAAAAAATCAAATTCGAAGTTGATAAGAAAAATCGAATTAGAACTGTTGAAGCTGAAGTTGTAAAGGCTAGGGATCTTCTAAAACTAGAAGAATTTGATTTTAACATAACTAAAAAGAAAGATTTAGAAGAACTAGCTAATCAGTTGAAGATGTTGGTATCTAAACAAGCTATAAATAGTGATAATATTCCTGCCACAACAAAATCGGAACATACCAAAGAGTTAGTTGAGATTGATAGAAAATTACAGGATATTCAGAATAAGGTTTTCTCTCCTGATCTACCTACTTTGCAAAAAGGGTTGGAAAGTAATCAAAAGTACTTGAATCAGCTTGATGTTTCAATTCTTCAATTTTCTTCACAGCTGTCTGATTTGAAAACTAAAAAAGAGCATTTCGAAAATGATTTAGGAATTGAGTGTCCTTATTGCCTACAACCGGTTTCTCCTGGGCATCAAGAAAAACATATTAACCAGCTTTTAGCGTCCCTACAAGAAAAAAAAGCTGAGTATGATAAGGTAGTAACTTCCAAACGAGAAGCTAATGATGCTATAATACAGGTTAAGCAGAATATAAGAGCTGTTGAATCTCAAATGGAGACAGATAGAAAAACAGAACGTTCTTTGTTCAGTCTTAAATCAGACCTATTAACTAAATTACAAGTTGCTGATCAGGAGTTGTTGAAAATAGAGCGTAGCATTGATCAAGTAAGATTAAAAATAGAACAAAGAAGTAATGGAGAGTACTCAAATAGAACTGCTGAAACGAACTTAGAATTATTAAAAAATAAGGTGTTGGACTTTCAGAAAGAACAGTATTCGAATACTTCAATTGTTGTTAGTATTGAAACAACCAGTATTCAGTTAAAGAATACAAATTCTAGTACTTATTTAAATGAAGATACGATTGAGTACAAAAGTCAAGAAGCTGTTGAACTGCATGAGCATAATTCCAAATTGAAAGCGAAAGAAAAAGATCTCAAGGAAAAGTTAAGACATTATGAATTTTTCGACGCTGCTTTTTCCAGGGCAGGCATACCTAGTTTTTTACTTGATAACATTCTTCCCACGCTGAATAAGTATGCCCAGTATTATAGCTCTATTTTAACCGGCGGTTTGATGAAGATCGAATTCAATAATCAATCTGCTTTGAAGTCCACCAAAGAGATAAGAGAAAAATTCGAAGTCAAAGTTTACGCCAAAGATGGGTCAGAATCGTATAAAGGCGATTCTAGTGGTGAGAAACGAAGAGTGGACCTCATTGTACTGTTTGCTCTACAAAAGGCGGCTATGACACGAAATAAGAGTAAATTTAACGTATTATTCCTCGATGAAGTTTTTGATACGCTAGATAAGGCTGGGTTAGAGAACGTAGTCGCTTTGTTGGAAGAAGAGGTCCAGACCTTCCCATCTATTTTCTGCATCTCCCATGATGATTTTTTAAGCAGTTACTTCGATAGCGTAGTAACAGTGCAGAAAGACGCCGACGGATTTAGTTCTATTATAGGTTCTTAGTTTAGTTATATGGACAAATTCATAGACATGATAGGACAGATTTTTGATCGATTAACTGTATTGTCTTACCATCATACCGATAAATGGGGGCAAGCGTATTGGCTATGCCGCTGCCTCTGCGGCATAGAAGTTGTTGTCGCAGGAGGAGATCTTCGGCGCGGCCATTCTAGATCTTGTGGTTGTTTAAGCAGAGAACGTTCTACAACTCACGGATTATCAGATCATCCACTTTACGATGTTTGGTGGAATATGAACTATCGGTGTAACAATCCAAACGAAGATTCTTATCACAACTACGGTGGCCGATCTGTTCCGATCGCTGTCTGCGATCGTTGGCATCGTGACAATCTAGAAGGGTTAGCTAACTTCATCTTCGACATGTATCCAACAGATAGGTTTGGAAACCAATACAAAGCAGGCTTGTCCATCGAAAGAACAGAAAACAATTTAGGCTACAACGCCGAAAACTGCACCTGGGCCACTTGGGTAGAACAAAACAATAATACAAGAAGTAATAAACTAGTTATTTTACCAGATGGAGAAGCAATAACATTAGCTCAGTTATCAGAAAAAACTGGAATTAAATGGACTACTTTAGAATATAGAATCTTTGTACGAAAATGGCCTATCGAGAAAGCCTTGACAACTCCAGTCAGGAAATGCTCTTCTAAAAACATTTCTTGATCAGTTAATTTTCTAATTTTTGATGGTTTTTAAAACAGTATTCTTACTAAAATAAATCAAAATCTATTTTTATGTTCAGGATGAAGGAGATTCTATGGGATTTTTTGTAGGGAAAGGCGTCAAACATTGCTTTAGTAAGAAAAGTGGAATTGTTATAGCCTGTTCAGTAGCTACCCCATCAAACGTTATTGTTCGATTTGGTTCTGAAGATGAATTAGTTAATGTTGCAGAATTACAAACTTCAGATCATTTGCAAAATCCTCCTGCTACAGATCTTGTTAATCGTTTGAATACTTTTCTTGAAGATTCAAGAGCCAACCAAGTGGCATCCAATCTTTGCGATATTGATGGGGAAATAATTGGGATTGAAGAACTCCCTTATGCAAGCGATGTAGAAGTTTTGTATTCCGCTAATTCTAAGTATGGTACTAAAAAGATTTCAGCTGAATTTTTAAAAAATATTTTGATGGAAGTTGAAAATCAATTATCATAAGCATAGGTATAAAATAAATTGAGGAGAAACGATGAAGTCATTTCTTGACCTGGATTTGTCCCGAATTGAAGACAAAAAATTCAAATCCCTAAAAAAATCTAACATAGTGGTATCTGAGCCAACAGAAGATGTTGTAATAGATACTCCAGCGGACTTTGACCTTCAATCTGTTGCAGAGTCTTTAAAAGAGGCTTCTATTGAACATCCTTATGATAAAGGTTTAAAATATGCTAGAGCTCAGGTAGTTTATCTGGCAAAACAGTTATACAATAGTAAAGTTGGTATTGAATCCATTCATCAGATTATAGCTACGAGTCAAGAACGATTTCCAAATTCTTCGATTGGAGAGTTTGGGGCTACGCAGTTGATGAAGCTTTCAAAATCCAATCAGATAGATCCAGTTTTTCTTTCCAAAGTAGCCCGCCTTATTACATCGCAAGAAGATTACGAAGTCAAATTAAAACAGCTTGCATACGATCAAATGGATGTAGCTTCAATCGAAGCAAGAAAATTTTTATGTATGAAAGTAAATGAGCATCTTGGAGAAGACGTAGTCAATAATCTGACTTACGAAATGGAAGAATCCAGCCAAGATGTTTTGAATCAGCAGCCTGCTATCGAACGACTTATGGAAAACGATTCGTTTGTAGATACTTTTACCAAACTTTGTAAGGTGACAGAAAAAATTGGAGTAGATGTTGTCAACGATCCAAAAGTTTTTGACCTTATTGATTTTACAGGCTACAAAGGGGCTTACAAAAAGTTTGGGGTCCGAACTCCAGAATATCAGGTTCTTGATTCTCTGTCTGATGAGGATTGGAATTCTTATAGAAGCAAAATGGGATCTTCTAATTTGATTGTGGAATACAACGCAGATGATGATGTTTTTGAAGTTCATTCCATTTCTAGCTATAGAAAACGGGCAGAAGACCCAAAACCAGAAGAAGGAACTACTACGTACAAGTACTCGCCAGAAATTAAAGCTCCAGCAAAAATGAAGAAAGATATTATTCATCCACTCGAAGGACAGGGAAAAGAGGCCTTGACTAAGATTTGGAATAGAACTGAAAAATCAAGGGAGCTGAAAGACAAAGCTGCTGAATCTCAAGCTCAGTTAACTAAGGATAATAATCTTCTTGCAAAAGAGAAAGAGGCAATTAGTGAAGATCTTGAAAATTATTTAAAGTTTGCAGACGCTGCTTTTTTGAAAATGGAATTGGCAATAGATGCAGCATACTCCTTGAAAACACAAGAAGGAGTTATTCTTGCAGCTATACATGCTGAATCTAAAGATGTTCCTATCGATCCAAAAGAAAAAATTATTCCTGTAACAAGATCAGCAATTTTAGCTCACCTGGATAAAATGGGAGAGATATCGGAAGAAATGGTTAAACGGGCAGAAAAACAGCTTAATGAAATGAATTCAGCTGTGCGAACAGTCAAGAGCATGACCAAGACTATTTACACATGGCCTCCAAGTCAGGAAGATATTAAAAAGATGGAAAAAGGCAGTTTTAAAACTGCTGGAGTTCTTGATAAATTCATTGATTGGGCAAAAAAATCTGTAGCATCAATAAAAGGGTTTTTTACATCAACAAATAAGTTGGTTGATAGTTTTTTAAATGAGTACCAGAAATTACAGACTCTTTTAGAACAATAACGAACAAACGATAGATCCTAAAAGGCTTCTATTATATGCCATATAGTTCTGGGGCTTTACATTATTCCTGCCGCTACTGCAGCACAGAAATTCCCATTGACAAAAGAGAAACTCAAGTCTATTGTACCCACTGTAAAACAATTGTAATTTTAAACGAAAGTACCGTAAAAGAGTTGGAAATCATGTTCGCAGAATAACCTTATCTGTACAAGGATTCCAAATGAGGTGTCCAAAATGTGGTGGAAGACTAGAAATCAATAAATGGGTTTTAGAAGAATGGAATCCAGGAGAGAATTACGAAGAAGTTTATCATAGATGCATCAACTGCGGTAAGTATTACAGCTCAGGAATTTATTGCAACAAGATGTTTCCACCGGAAGTCAAAGAACGAAGTGGGAGAGGAGTTATTACTGTAGTGGGGGACGCAGATGAGTGGAATGAATTCGATTTGTGACGGTATTATTTGCACTAATTGTGGACGTTCCGATATAGATATTGGAAGTTGTGAACCAGAAGAATGTGCCACAAACAATCATTATCACATTATTTGTTTAAACTGTGGTTTTGATTGGATAACTTTGGTAATGTAACGTAGCGTAGAAGATGGTCGAAGGTAAGATGGAACTATGGGAACAAAACGTTGCACAATTACGAAAGGATTTGGATCAAACTGGAGAATGGAGAGCTGTTGAAGTTGATTTCACCAGGTTTCCATGCTTAGATTGTTTAAAAAATCCTATTTCCCAGATTTACATTTGTAATCGTGTTAATAGACCCAGACGAGTTTGTGATCTTTGTTTTAAAGTAGCTTATAGAGAAGGCAGAATAGTAAAAGAAGTAGGAGAATTCGATGTGGTTCTTTCTACGCCAGAAAGCTGAAAGATTTAAAGAACAAGAACAAGAACAGAAACAGAGTCAAAATGGAAGTTAGCCTTTTATCATTAGATCCTCGTTGGATTGAACATGACGAACACTATATTGGAATAGCATTTACTTGCCCATTTGAAAAATGTCCTAGTGTTGCAGGAGATAAACATACAATCGGAGCCTATTGGGCTTATCCAGGTAAAAATAATTGGAAAAAGACTGGTGAGACGTTTGAGAACTTAACTCTTGAACCATCAATCGATGGTAGTCCAATGGGATGTTCCTTTCATGGACATATAATCAATGGAAAGGTGGTTTATTGATGGAGGAAGAAAAACCTAAGAAAGTAACTTTGTCTGGTAAGGATCCAGAAGTAAATGATCCATTTCTCGGCGCTCCAGCTCCTATTGATCCTAAAACGGGAATGCATGGTGATTATTGGATTTTAAGCGATGAAGAACGAGCCAAAGGATATGTTCGTCCAGTTCGTACAAAGTATATTCATAAGACTTGTGGGGTTGAGACCGTAATGCATATTAAATTTGCTGAAACCTATGCAAGAGACCCAAAGTTTTATGGATCGACGTTTTGTGCTGGATCAAGATGTAGAGCTCATTTTCCGGTAAGTGAATTTTTGTGGTCGGATACGAAGGAAGAGGTAGGAAGTTAGCTCAGGGGTAGTTCACATAAATCAAAACGCAAACGTAGGCAAACGAATAACCAGAAAATAGTAAACTTGAATGGAAAGGAAGAAATCAAATGGAAGTAATATATGCTCCTACTAAGTACGATTATGATTTTAATAAGAAGTATGTTTTCATAGCTGGTTCTATCGAAATGGGAACGGCAGAAGATTGGCAGAGCGAGGTTATTAAACAGTTTGAGCATACTAATTTTGTTATTTTGAATCCTCGTAGATTAGATTGGGATTCGAGTTGGGAACAGACGAAGGATAATCCAAAGTTTCGAGAACAAGTAATGTGGGAGTTAGCTAGTCTTGAACGGGCAGACCATATTTTGTTGTACTTTAGTCCTGGAACTAAATCTCCAATCTCATTACTCGAATTAGGACTATTTCAATTAAGTAGAAAATTGATTGTAGTCTGCCCAGAAGGATTTTGGAGAAAAGGCAACGTAGATCTTGTCTGCGAACGATATAGTATTGTTCAAGAAGAAACATTAAATGAAGCTGTTAATTTAATAAAAAGGAAAGTGAGGATAAACGCAATTGTCTAACTCTAACTCTAACTCTAATTCTAATCCAAACGAAAACGCACCATCAAACACAAGAAATAGTTTCTTTAACGAGCTATTTAAAGATGCCAAGACTAAGACGATTCATGATCTTATAGATGAGGCAAGGGGTAGTTCATGACAGTTTCCGGGTAAGATGCCTCAGAAACGTTGACAATTTCAGAATCAAACGAACGAACGAAATGAGCTATTTTTTCTACCGTCTAAAATATAGTATAAAGAGCTTTTTTCGTAGATGGTATTTTACTGCTGAAAAATGGTATTTGGTTCGACTCAGGAAAAGAACTCAAACTTGTCCTAGACGATCGGAGCTTGGAGTAGCTAGTCAAGTATTCAAAGATCCAGATTATTGGCGCTTGGACAATACTTGCTCCTATTGCGGTGGCTTAAATCCTGAACGATTTTTAGAGGAAGTGCGAAATGGGGCAGAAGTAGAACCAACTAACAAAAGTTACAAAGCTTACGTGCATGTTAATAAACGTATGTACAAAATCTATTTCCAACATTTCAATGACCCACATAAAAAAGAGTTTGTACGCTTGTATAACGATCACACGATGAAGATAGGTTATCCAGGATGTTTCTATGCTAAGCCTTATTTTGTTCAGATACGAGGTGGAAAAACTGAAGTTGTTTAAACTGTTCTCTAGTTAAAAGCGGAAAGGAAAGGAAATTAAAAAGGATTAATCTTAAAATGTATAATATAATGGGAAGGAAATAGAGAATATGCCAATTTTTGAATATCAGTGTAATATCTCAGAATGTAATCATAAATTTGATCATTTGATTCTTAGTTCTCGTAAACCGGAAGAGGTTATTCCTTGCGAAAAGTGTGGAAAGGAAGCAAGCAGAATTCTTTATAGTGGATCAAGCTTTAATTCTCAATTTTTGTGTTGGGATCGCGTCGGAGAAGGATCGTAAAAGATCGTTAAAGATCGTTACACTGAACGAGTTAAGGTTGTAGTACTGAATCGTTAACAATTTGAGATCCTTTACGTTTAAACACGAAATCAGTATAACGGTAGTGAAAGATCTTAAAAAAGAAACTAAGGGAGACATAAATGTACGCAGGAAAAAGAGCAAATAGAGAGAATACGGGAGCAGATACTCTATCAGATGGCTTTGTAAAGAGTATGGGAGCAAAGCTCAATTCTAAAAAGAAAGGCAATAAGGTAGTAACTTCTAAGCAAAAGAAGCCTATTACAATTAAGATTAGTTATCTGTCGGAACTTAGCAAAAAGGGTTTTGAGAGTTGTGGAACTGGAATCTACAAAGATGCTAAGCATCATTTGTGGACAGTAGAACGTTCTGCAGATGGTTATACTCTATCAAGAAACGCTGATGAAGATGGTACAGCAGATTCTTCAGAAACGAAAAAAGAAGGTTCTGAAGAGAAAGAAGCAGATCTTACCTCTTTAATGCAGGAATATGATGAATGGGTAGAAGAAGGTGGCTATCCTGTTGGAGGTAGTGCTAGTTCAATTCTTAATCAGTTCAGGAAGGAAAAGAACCTATCAAACGAGCAGTTCGAGCAAATGCACAAGGAGTTGAAGTTTGGAAGGAGAGATCTAAAACAAGCAGATCAAAAACAAGGTCTAATTCAAGCAATTATTGATGCTATGTTTGAGATAGATAAGACAGATGACGAGGAGTTGGCTCATCAAGCAATTAAAATTTTCTGGGAGTTTGGAGTATCAAGTGTTGCTCCAGATCTTGTTGATGAACTCATGGGTGAACTTGAAGAATTAAATTCAGCATCACTGGAAGAACTACTTACGAAACTTGAAACTTTAACAAAGAAAAAAGGATCAAAAACTGCTTTCGATCTTGATAGTAAACCAAGTGTAGAAGAGTTAGAAGAAGCAGAATCAAATGAGCGTCAAACTCAGATTGGAGAACCATACGAAGAAAAGGATGTAACTGAGTTTTATGACGAGGCAGAAGATAGAGAGGTTATGGAAGGGCCACAGACAAAGCCTTACAAGCTAGAAGAGAATGAGACTCCGGCTGAGAAAAAGATATCAGCTATAATCAAAGTTTTTACTAGTTCTGGAAAAGTAAAAGGTTATAAAATTGCCTTCGTTGCAACTGATGATACTTACATAGACAAAGGACGTTTAGGAGGGTACATACTCCTAAACGATAAAACAAAACTTCCAGGATATTTTGAATATAATGAAGAAACAGGTCTGGGTTGGGATTTCGAAAATAATGAGCAGGTAACTGCTGTACTTGATCAACTTTATGATGCTAATGATAATTTTTCGTTTGGTATTGCATCGTATATTCTTAAAAATACTGACAGAGGTGGAAGTACAAAGATTTCGTACTCAATTTCAGATGTTTTACGCTTAGACAGTTTAAAAAAGTTTGCTATCAGTAAGACTAGAAAGAAATTAAGGGGGACATCAGTGATAGACGCAGACGCAGACGCAGACGCAGACGAATTAGATGAAGTAGGAAAATGGTGGGACATGACCTCTGACGACGAACATTCCGAAATTCTTCAAAGTATTGGATATGGAAAAGAAATTATAAGTAAGTATAATTCCCTTACCTGGGAAGATCAATTATGGGATGTCAAAGAAAGGCTTGAAGATTACTATGACAAACGAGTACGAGTACGAACACGAAGTGAGAATGAGAATGAGAATGAGAATGAGAATGAGAAAGCCAAAGCCAAAACTAAAGTCAGCAGACCAACAACAATATCATCAAAACCTTTTTAATACTGATTACGCTTTAGGAGAAATAAAGGAATCTACGAGTACGACTACGACTATACCTACCAAATGTCCGTTCTGTAAATCTGAACTTATGACAGTAGACAATGAGCCAGGAAGTACGATTGTAATGTGTAAGGAATGTGGATATGCAGGTTTAATTCCAGATCATCCTCTGGCACTTGAACGAGGGGCAGAAATGAAAACAGCAGATACAGCAGATAGAGTTTCCGAAGCTCTTAAACGAACTTACTACGAATCTAAAACAGTGCAAGGGGTATTTGCAAATTCAGTTGAGTTTGTAGACTGGGTTTACAATCGTTGGGGAGATTGGTTGCATTCAGAAGAAGAGTTAGAAAGAAAATTTGATGGAGATACCTGGGAATTTATTAAATCAAAGATGCTTAACAAGAAAGACTTTTTAGAAGCATTGTTAGATAATCTTCCAGAACCACTAGATCCGAATAGAGAAAGTAGTATGAAAACTACTTCAGCTGACGAACATGGAGTAAGAGAACTTTTACTGTATATTGCTCAAGATGATGAACTTCAGAATAGGATTGTAAACCCACTGAAGGAGAGACTTACACGTAAAATTGAAAAAGGAATATTCGATTTAGATCGTTCTATTTCGGCTTGGCAGAACGTAGTTGAGAAATCAACGCATAAGTATATGATGGATTTTGGAGATCCAGGAGAGAAAGTAAGTAATATATTTAATCGATCTACTAGAACTAAGGTGGCTGAAGAGTTGGCTGAAGCATTTAAAGTAGAATATGACTTGGGTCATGATCGTGAACGTGAACCTGCCGCTATAGTGGAAAAGGAAGGGGCACCAGAAGCAAGTGATGAAACTCTTTGTTCAAGGTGTCAGCATATGAAGGGAATTCATGATCCAGATGGATGTAGTGGATCAACAGGAGTCGTAGAAGATCCACTAGAATGTTTTTGTCAAGGGTTTGTAGAGGAAGGAGCATCTAGGACTGCCGCAGATGAATCTATCTTCAATGAGTTAGTAGATAAGATTGAAAACGAAATTAAAAATACGGAGTCAATGAGTTACTTCAATGTAACTCAACCGCTAAAAGAAATTGGAAAGTTATTTGGTAAGGATCGTTTGAATCAAGCTATTGACCAACTTGGTTTAGAAGATTACGGTATAAGAAAAGTTTCTCACGTATCAGAGTTAGACTCTTGGCTAATTCGTTCTAATTTTACAACAGTCAAACAGGCAGGTGAAGGCGAGGTTGAAGTAGACCCAAGAACTGGAAAATGGTTTTGGTTTTCTATCGATCCAGCTCAAGAGGGTAAAGAGGGATTTGAGACTGAAGATGAAGCACGAGCAGATATGGCAAAATTTATGCAACATGTCCATGGAAGTAGAAAGCAAGCTGCTGGTGGGGAAGAAGCTGCTCGGGCAGTCTGGGAGGCACTTGACGACGCAGGAAGAAAAGAAGAGTTGGAAGCCATTGGAGTTCTAAAACTTGAGACATCAAAAAAGGATTGGATTGCTCTTCCACCAGTTACAAGACAGAGACTTACGGAGAAGTTGGAAGGAGTTCCCAAACCTGTAGAAGAGGGAAAGCAGTATCAAATCAAAAGACCTGATGGGTTTCACGTTTACACTGTAACGGACATTCGTGGTAACCTGATAGAGTTCATGGACGAGCAGGAGAAAAAGTTTACCGCCCCGAAGGAGACCATAGAACAAGGACTTGCCAAAGGACAGGTTAAGGAAGCGTATATTAACCAGATAGCCGGGGAATTTTGTCCCCAGTGTAAGATTCCTGTACAAATGGTGGGAAGGGAAGATAATCTCCTTATTATGGGTTGTATAGCCTGTAGCTACAAAACAGCAGAGTACGATAATGAGTTTAAGATCCAATCTGACCTAGCTGACCAAAAGAGTTTACAAAAAGAAGTAAACAAAATTGATATGTTGTTTATGCATGATAAGAAGTATGCTACTAATCCTGCGGCACAAAAGTGGTTAAACGACGCAGAAGAATTGTTGGGGCAATGCGAAAAAGCTTATTGGGTTAACGCTGTAAATGAAGATCCTCAAGGAGTAGCAGAATTAGTTAGAAAAGGTTTGGATATTATAGAACAAATGAAGAGACAGTCAAGAGGTAAAACAGCAGAGTACGAGCGAGAGCGAGAGCGAGAGCAAGAATATGCTGTTCTAAATAGCACGTCCAGTGTTTTGACAAAGAATCCAATGGCGAATGAACTGATAGAAGATTGGGAAAGCCCTCAGCATGGAGAACCTTCGCTTCATTCTTATCTGCTTATTAAAACGAATAAGTATACTACTCCATTTGTTTTAGTAGGGTCAGGAAAAGAATACTCATCAGTAGGAGATCATATTCTATTATGGGATGATGGGAATGGGAGCACTAGATTTCCATTTAGAGATTATAGACCAGGTTATCAAAGACCAGCTGCACGAGGAGAAGTTATTGCCACTGCTTACGGAGCAGAAGAAATCAAAACTAACTTTCCTCCCGGTCGATATAAAATGATGGTTATGAAGTAGACGAGAATGATGACCCAGATTTCAGATTCTATTTTTATTGGAAATAGTCAAGATCATAAACGACTTGATGTTCTAAAAACAACTGGTATAACCGCAGTATACAATGTCGCAGCAGATTTGAATACTGAATGGTGTACTGAAATTGTTTACGTTAAATGTGGTTTATGGGATGGACCTGCTGGCAGTAATAGAATTGAGTTAGCTGTTGATCTGCTTGAGAAGTTAGTCGATGGTGGAGAAAGAGTTCTTATTCATTGCCATGAAGGATGCAATCGTAGTCCATATATTGTGGCAAAGTATTTAGCGAAAAAGAATGGAACTGATTGGAAGAAAGAGTTTGAAGGCATTAAAGTCAAAAGACCACAAGTCTATATTAAAGATTGGATGAGTTAAGTTACGTTAAGTTACGTTAAGTTACTAAATGGAGTAATCAAATGCGATTAGAAGAATTAAAAAGTAGTGATGATTTTGAGAATGATGATGATTACTATGAGTACATACATGAATGGGAAACAGCCGACTGGAAAGATATTGAAGGTTTAATGAATGCTATTGATCATGCGCTGGGAGCTCATGGTCTTGAGTTGATTCAAGGTAAAGGTGAAGATGATAATTACTACGTTAAAGTGGAACAACTTGGGGAAGGAAAAGACAAAGGAAAACGATCTGAGATCGAAGCTAGTCTTATGACTAAGATGAAGATCTTTCAACGGGAAGCCGTAAGATTAAATCGTAATCCAAAATCAGTTAAAGAATTTAAGCTTTGGTTAGAAGCTCAAGAACAGAGACAAGCTATTGGTAAACAGAAAGGTCCAGACGTTGGGGAAACGATCGAAGTCTATGACTTTAGAACTGACGAGATGCTTCCTGCAGAAGTTACTAGTAAACCAAGTCTCAACCAAGATACTGGGCTCGAAGAAGTGGATGTGGTCTTCGAGGATGGTATGGAACACTACGCGGTCTGGAATGATGATGAAATGATGTGGGAATCAGGGGAGCTATAGTTTAATGATAAACAGCATAAAAGTTTCAGATATAATTGATCGTAGTGATTCTCCAAGAGCAGAGTTAGATAAGCATATCGACAAAATAAACTTATCTGCTGATGAGAAAGAACGCTTACGAAAACTAATTAGTGACGCATTAGATCAATCCTACCAAGAAGGAATTTGGGCAGGACAGGAATCTAGATAGGGAAATGTGAGATGAAAAAATACGAGCTAACCAACGAGACAACTCAATCTGCTGCTGGAGCTACTTTGTATAGGATCAAATCCTTAATCAAATCATCAGCAGATTTTGGCATTATCGATTCCGGAGAACTAGGCGGGTTTGTTGAGAGTGAGGACAATTTAGCACATGATGGTCAATGCTGGATTTCTGATAATGCACAAGTCTCTGGCAACGCACGGGTCTTTGGAAGGGCACAGGTCTCTGGAAATGCAAAAGTATTCGGCGACGCGTGGGTGGCTGGCGAAGTACAAGTCTATGACAACGCCCAAGTCTATGGAAATGCGCGGATCTCTGGGAGTGAGAAAGTTTATGGGGATATGGAAGTCAAAGGAGACGAGAAATCAACCCAGAAGGAGGGTAAAAATATGCTAAACAAGATCGAAAAGTTTCAACGTCAAGCAAAAGCTCTTGGACGAGATGAGAACTCTGTTGAAGAGTTTAAAATGTGGTTGAAGGCAGAAGAGGGAGATTCACTCAAGTTTGAAACCACAAGTGATGAAGAAGTCCATAGCAATATAGATGACATCATATCCGATTTGAATGATGTAAAGAGTTTAGGCGGTAGAGACGATATCAAAGAAAGATTACGTAATATCAAACATACTTTAGATGACATTATTAATTACTACAGATAAGGGAGATAACATGCTATCAAAAATCAAAGAATTTCAACGTCAAGCAAAAGCTCTTGGACGAAATGCCTACAGCATTGAAGAATTCAAACTCTGGCTGGATGCTCAGACCAAAACCGCTGAAAAACCAGTTGAAACAGATCTAGAACTAGCTGAAGTGGCTTTAGCTAAAGCAACGGCAGCTTATTTGGATGCCCTATTACAAGACTTCGGCAAAGATGTTGTTTTAGATGAGGTAGAAGAAGCATTGGATGAGCTGACCTCTGAAACTTTTGGTCTTTGGGCAAAAGAAAAGTTTCCTTTAGATATTTAGGTGATGTCAGATCTAGAAAACCATCTCAGGAAGAGGAATAACCCGAACTAGGAGTAAGATTATGTCAAACGTAAACGCAAACGTAAAAGATGTAGCTCATTATGAAGAGTACCAAAAGGAAGTAGAAACACATAAATTTGTTAGCTGGGGTATAGGTATAGGTATAGGATTAGAATTAGATAAACCTTATATTGTGGCTCCTTTAGTTGGCAAACTAGTTTTTTGTGATGAACAAGTTGATTTGGATTCTGATTATCCATGGGATAAAAAACTTCTTGCCCCCGATCCAAGAAAAAGCCCTACTTCTCGTAGAGCAGCAATGATGTATAAATTTGTTACCTGTGGAAGTAGTGTAAAAAAAGCAAGCGAAGAAATAGTAAAAAATATAAGTATGGTTTTGAATTGTTACCCAGATTTTCAGCTGGTAGTACAAATTGCTTTGGCAGAACCTTATGAGCTTAGACGTTCTGTTGATGGGACAAAAACTTCTCGGTCTTTCGAGAAAATCGAAGGGGAATCCTACGTTGAAGATTGTGGGTTTGCCTGCGTTGTGCAAGGTTGTATTGTTAAGAATCCTAGATGGGAATAGGTAAAAAGGAAATTACTAGACTAGGGAAATAAAATGACACTTTCTGAGCTAAGGACATTGATTGGTAATAAATATCTTTATACTGATTTCTATACTGATTGGGAAAATAAAGGGTATGGATTTAGTTTTTCTATAATAGAAGATTCTAAAAATAAAAAAATTTATACTTTTCCAGGATTGTTTCCTGATTACAAAAGTAGAGATTTGACAGTTAAGTATATGAGACAAGTGTTTGTGCCTGATCCTGAGGAAATAATATGATAGAAACTATAATCTTTAAAGATCTTTTACGTTTAACTGCTGATAAAGAAGGGTTTGTAGCCCTAAACACTTCTCGGCATACAAACAAGTGGGTAGCTGGACTTCCAGAAGAGTTGTGGGAAAGTATCTACGAGGTCAAAACAGGTGATAGAGTTGATCTAGCTTTTGTATTTAGACCAGATGCAAAGTACGATCATGCGAAACTTGCTCTTTGGCGTAATCATTTTGGAGATGCCCCTAGATTAGAAGATTACAAAGCAGACCATGCTGAAGAGTTTGGTATTGACGAAGAAGAGTTAGAACAGTTTGAGAACGCACAGGGAGAGAAAGAGGAAATCTATCGCAATGATCGTTACCAGGCTACCAACAAGGATGCCGCTAATTGGCTGTTGAACATTCCAATGAAGTTTCTTGAACGGTATTTCTATTCACGTACTACTCCAGAAGAGATTGTAAGCATCAGGCACGAACTGATCAATACCCTAGAAGGATTTGAAGCACAGCTCGAGCAGATTGGAGTCGACCCATCGGAAGTAAAGGAACTGGAATCTGAGTTTGAGACTGTAGCCACCCCTCAACAAATGGATAGGGCATTAGAAGATTTGTACAAGTTTGGGAAAGACCATGGCGTCTGGTTTGAAAGCACTTTAATGAAAGGTAGTGCAGTTACGGCTTCCAGAGTTTATAAACGATTGGTAGATGGGTGGAATAGAATAGTTGAACCAGATTGGAGTCCGAAGATGGATAAAAGTCTGAATACAGTAGTAATTGAATTCTATGATGGGCGGACGGAAAATGTTTTAACTGAAGAACAGTTAGATGAGTTCTTGGAAGAACAATTCTCTTACAATGATATGAATGCTGGAAAGGGTTTTAAAGTTTTTAAACGAATGAGTTATCAGGATTATCAAGTTGCGGTAAACGAAATGATTGATGAGATCTTTCCCGGGCATAATATTGGATCAAGCGTGCTAGATAACTTGTGGAGAGATGGGTACAAGATTGCAACAGTAACTTTGTACAATCGGGTTTGGTATGATAAGTGTGCCCCAGATCTTAATCAACCAAGTAGTTTTGTTGAGCCAAAGATTGTGGGAATGAACCGATATTATGAAGTAGTACAAGCTCTCGATCAAATGAATACTGCGATTGGGCATTCCGTATTGAATTGTTTCAGCGACCTTATCCTGTTTAAGAAATCAAACGCTGTAGGAAGAAAAGCACATGATCAGGATTCAGATACTGTTAGTTCCCTTGACTTGATACTCTTGAACAAGACTGTAGAAGCATTAAATAGCAGAGGACTTTCGGTAAAGGTAGAAGACTATATCGATTGGCTGACTGGAAATGTGACAAAAGGAAGTTCCCGTTTCGACCAGGCTATTAAACTCTTCTTAACAGAACCAGTTTATAACACGTTTAAGCATTTGAATCTTGTAGATGCTAAGGTTAAATTCGAACTAGGTCTTGGCCCACCTACGGTAGACGGGATCGATGTAAGTATGAGTCCAGAAAAAGAGTCACTACAGTTACTGCCGGGATTTACTGATGCAACAGTGGAGCCGCCAGTAGTAATAACTAGGTAGAACAACGAAATGTATAGAGCTGCGAACATGTACGCATGAAGGAGTTTATGCTTATGTTCAAGTTCACTGACGATGATGAAGTTTTGTTACGTTGCTTGAATGCCTATTTAGATTGTCCAGGATGTAAAGGGCAGTTAGTCATTACGCACATAGAATTTTCGAATACATTTTTGAGATTTGTTCCAGTTAAGAGCTGTCTATCATGCAAATCAGATTATTTTATTACTGAGTCAGATTAGGAGCAAGCAAGCACGCACAAATGGAATGCCTACATTTAGAACTAATTAGAATCGACAAGGAAGACAGTTGGCTGTTCTACCAGTGTAAGAATTGTCATTTCGAAACGGAAGTGAAGGAAACTGAATTTTACAAATCAATGACAGAAGAAGAGAGAAAACAAGTTCACGAACCTTTAGATGGAAATTAATTAAAGTTAATAAACCTAAGGAGAAATCAAACGAACGTGTTCAATCCTACTCAACCTGCTAGTAAAGTATCTAAACCGAAAGCAAATATTGTAAGACCATTTGAAAAGATAATGAGACCTAAAACAAAAGTAATTAAAATAAAATTTGAAGGGAATTAACATGCTATCAAAAATAAAAGAATTTCAACGTCAAGCAAACGAACTTAAACGGGATGAGAACTCAGTGGATGAGTTTCGTCTTTGGTTAGAAGCTAAGACAGCAGAAGAAAAAGTTTTTCCTGAAAATACACTTCCTAGACGTATCCAACCAGGTATTCGACTTGAAATACCTAGTGGAGATATAGTAAAAGTTGTAAGTAAGCCATATGATTATATGGACAATACTGTGATTGATATAGTTTTTGATAATGGGTTGGAAACTACTGCTATATGGTATCCTGAAGATAGTAGATGGGATGCCGTAGAAGAGCCAACTGAATAAGAAGAGCTTATCAACAACGAAGCGGAACCAAGACCAAGACCAAGACCAAGGAGATAACATGCTATCAAAAATCAAAGAATTTCAACGTACTGCAAAAGAGCTGGATACTGATCCAAATTCAATAGAACAGTTCAAGATGTACCTTGAAGCAGAATATCCTGAAGGTGGAGAAGGTTCTGCAGACGAAGTAGATTTTGCCATCGAGAAGGTAATTTCTAGTTTGTATGAATTCAAAAATGGGTTGGATAAATTAAGATATACTAACGAATCTATTTTGGAAGAGTTAGAAAATATGGATATGGTATGGGAAGTATTTAGAACTGCTGTTACAACCTTTGTTGAATCAAACACAGAAGGGGAATCTTAAGGAGATAACATGTTAAATAAAATCAAAGAATTTCAACGTCAAGCAAACAAACTTAAAAGAGATGCCAACAGCGTTGAAGAATTTCGTCTTTGGTTAGAAGCCGATCAAAAAATGATAGAACTTAATGCTGGAATTGTTCCTAGCACAATTAAGCAAGTTGACGAAGTCTATTCTCGATTCAAAGGTGCGAAGAATGATCTTACTAAATTGTACCACGAACTCAAGGGGGAAGACGCTGTGGATCTTTCAGCAGTTCTTACTTCCATGGATAAGGCCATGGAAGGCCTTGAAACTTTATTACAGAGGTATGCCTAATATGTTAAACAAAATCAAAGAATTTCAACGTCAAGCTAGCGAGTTAGGAAGAAATCCAAACAGCGTAGAAGAGCTTAAGTTCTGGCTGTAAGCAATACCGCTATTGTTATAAACCTATTTGTAGAAAGTGAGGGAGTGAATCGATATAAGTATAAAAACGGGGCAATAGTTCGCATACTTACGTTTTTAACAGTTTTAATTCTTTCTACGAGTATTATAGCGGTACAAGCACGAACACTTCTCTCTACGGTGACTTTACTTAAATTTGAGGATGATTACGATCAGAAGGACGTAGCAGTCATGGCAGTTGTAGATCGAATAGCAAAAGTTGATGGTGCTCACGGTGGTTTTTATTACGAAGTGAGTTTATATCCAGATGTAGTAGCAGTAGCTTTTACAACACAGATAAGTAAAAGGTTAAAGGTTGGAAGCCTAGTTGAAGTCCGTGGACGTTATTTTAAGTCGAACATGTTCATGGGGAACGTTTACAAACGATTTATTATTGCAGAAAAGCTTCTGGTTCTTGACGTAAGTTAAACAGTAATAAATCAAACGAAAGCATCTTAGTTTGCGGACCGAAAATTGAGAAACACCAGCAAAAACGGTATAACAAAGTAAATCTAAAACTGAGAAAGTAAATCTACGAATAGAATGAAATCAATAGAATTAGAGCCATAAAGGAAATCTAAAAGGAAACAAATGTTATCTATTATTGGAGAATTTCAAAGGGAAGCTGTTAAGTTGGCCAAAGATCCTAACTCGGTTGAGGAATTAAAGAGATTTGCTTATGCAAGAATGTCTTTTATTCATTATTCTAAAACTGAGATAGAAAATTTAGGAAGTATGAGAGTAAATTCAATTCTTATATCTATTGCGGGACTGAACGATGATTTTGCTGAAGTAGATGATTCTCGTTTTAAAGATGTATTACGTTTAAGATTTAGTGATGTAACAAGGGACTTTGGAAAATTTTTAGCTTTTAGAAAAAATCAAGCTGAACAGATTATCGCTTTTGTAAATAGAAACATTCCAGTTGATTTTGTTTACATCAACTGCGAACAAGGCAGATCTAGATCGGCAGCTATTCATTCAGCTTTAGAAAAAATTTATCATGCAAAAGAGGTTAATTTCCTTCATTGTAATTTACAGGTCAAGGAGACTTTGTTAGATGTTATCAAAAATCAAAGAGTTTCAGAAGTTAGCACAAGAATTAGACCGTAATCCAAACAGCGTAGAAGAGCTTCGGCTTTGGTTAGAGGCTCAAACCAAAACGGCTCAGGATCTTAGTTTTACTTCGGATGTTGATGATGTTGATATTCGACCTCGACCAAAAGATGTTGATTTTGTAAATGCAAAAGCCAAAGTATTCTGGGATCTGCAAATGGACGCCCGGGAATATGGGATTAAGGATATCTACCCAACAGTTAGAAAAGTTGTGATTTCAGGAACGTATGAGTACGCCGTAGATATTGATGAAGAGGCAAGAGAAGAAGAGTTTGAGCTCTCCATTACAGCGGAAGAATGGAATATAAAAGAGGACTTAATGGGTGCGAAATTTGCTAACGGGTTGTACCCTTCTACAGTAAACGTAGACCAAGAATCAAAACAATGTACAGTTGAGTTTTGATAGATAGAACGTTACGAACGAATGATATTAGATCTGAAACAATTTAAAAACGATCTTAAGCATTTGAATCGACATGGAAGTTCCCGGTGCGTTTTAGTAAATGTTTACATGATTTCAGATTCAGAGCTCTATCACCGTTTTGTTACAGAACGTTTGAGAGTAGCATTTCCACTCGTTCTAGTTGTGGAAGAATCAAAAATTTTTAGTGGTTTTTCAAACGATTCTTATAGTAAAATTATGGATAAAATATACAATCGAGAGATTGTACTGTTTTCATTTGAGAATGCTGATGTAGGATTTGGTTATAATATTGAGCATCTTCGTAGTAAAGTGCAAGCTGTTGTTGATGAAAGTTTTAGACAAAGAATAGACAAGACCTTTAAACGTATGGAGAGTGAACATGTTGTCAGATGAAATAGGCGGTAAACTTCTAGATCTTGAACAACGTAAAGAAGCTGCAAAAGTTAGTAATCATCTACATACTGCAGTAGAAAAGCTCAGAGCAATAGAAGAAGCTATTTTAAAGTTTTGTACCAAACCTAGAACTTCCAGCCAGGTTATACAGCTCTTTCCTGCTCGTCCTTTTAACATCTTGGCAATCATGGAAAATCTTAGAGTTAAAGATATGCTTACTCTTGCTGCCAATAAGTATGTCACAAACGTTGAGCATAGAGAGTTTGATGTCAGCATGACTATGACAGCTGATAGACGCAGCTTTACTTCGAAGACAGAGGAAATGTGGAGCTATTCCGACCAGGAAAGCAAACGTAGGCTTCTTTCAAAAGCTCATGTAATTCCAGAGAACGTTCCCAGATTCGCAGCAGAAGAATGGGCTCATCTTCCATCATGGGTTCAGAAGGCAGTTGAATATGAGCATAAGCATCCAGCCATTTTAGCAGAAGTTGAGGGTCAGGCAGAATATCCAGATCGCCCAAGTATTCAAACTATAAAAGATGCAGACGGACAATTCTACGCAGAAGAAGTTGAAGAGTCTGGAGGAGATTGGGGAGTATTCGATACCGAAGTAGGACATTGTTTTGCTACTTACTCAGGATCAGCTAAAGCAGAAAAAGAAGCGGATAAAATGAATCAAGAACATGGGCTAGGAAAGTATAAAAAGAAAAAAGCTGATGACGCTCCTGCAACTATAAATGTCAATGAGCAATCGCAACTTCAGCAAGTTGAAGGTGCAGAAGAAGATCACGGTCCTTCGTGTGAGATCTGTGGTTATGAATTTACCGAATCCCCTCAATTTGGAAACTCAGATATATGCCAACGTTGTGCTAAGGATCCTAACAAACGAGAACAGTATGCAAGAGATGCTGGTTACGGTAAATGGCGGGGTGGGGACGAACGTAGTCTTGATCAGGCAGTTTCGGGCGAGATTGTTCCCTTCGGGGATAAATGGTGGAAGTTTACAGGTAGAATGACTTACAAACAATTGCGACCTGGAGTGATTTTTGGAGCCACTTATAGAGCCTTTAACGCCGGGTTTACTATTGAAGAGTTTCTTGGCTATTCTGGAAGAGATGTTAAGTATGGAGAAGGTGGTAAAAAGTATGATACCATCCAAGAAGTTTTTAAAGCTGAAGGAGTTAATTCCTTAAAGGCATTAGAAGCAAAACAAGATGAAGGGGAATACGGTTTTCATACCTACATGTGTACCAAGGAGTTGAGTGGTAAGCTGGAAGAGGGATGTTACTACTACATTAGCGAAGGTAGATGGAGTAGAGGATCTGGTGCTGAGGCATTAAGCTTCTGGACAGTTGAAGAAATGGCAAAGCCAGAAAAGTATGAGGATGAAGAAGGTGGAGCCTTCGCACCAAGAAAGCATTCTCCTAGAGATCTATCGGTATCTGATCTTAAGGAAAGCCGGAGACGAAGACAAGCTTGTGATAAGGGGCAATTTATCGAGCTTACATCAGTACAGGATGTTGATACAGGAGTAACTACAGATAATCCAATAGAGCTCCAGGAAGTGGTTGACTCTGGATTGAGTGCCAATTACAAAGCTACGTTTATTACCAATGGTAGATCCAGAACTGCAATGTTGTCTACCTTGCCTGTAAAGAAGATAAAAGTTAAAACAGCAGAACCATTAATTCGACAAGTTAAATCGGCAGATTCCAGTTTCGAAGAACATGTTAAGAAATTAATGCAAGAGGCTTTCAAGTATTATTCTGAACAGACAAAAATTATTCCAGACACAGTAGATATCTGGAACGACGTTTTGAACAGTTTGTCTAGAGAACGTGGTACTACCTTAACCAAAGAAGAAGAGAATGAAGTCTGGGCTATTATTACTGGCGAGGAACCAGAAGGCGGAGGCGAAGACGAGATTGATATCAGTGGCTGTGGAACACAGATTAAGCAATTCCAAAGTGAAGCCAAACGATTAGGTCGTAATGCTAACAGTGTTGAAGAACTTAAACTATGGATGGAAGCTGACAACGCTGAAAAAGAAGAACCTTTCAAATGGAAACACAAAACTTATGAAGAACCACCACCTACAGCAGAACAAATATTACAAGAAATGGAAGATAAAGAATTTGATTCGTTCTGGTAAGTCTTAATTAAAAATGATGGAAGAATATTAATTCGAAAGGATTAAAACAATTAACAAACTAACAATCAACATTAAACGAAACGAAGGAGAACACGACTATGTACGCTTTCATCGCAGCTTACAAACTTTATATTACCAATGGTGGTTCTGGATCAGCAACAAGTTTAACTGACTTCTTGACCTGGTTTAATGGCATTAGAAATGCCCTTACTCAGGAGCAGCAGATTTATATTGATCTTCTGAGTAATTCTGCTTATGCAACGTTCAGAAACAAATCTTCTGCTGTAATTCAAGAAGCAGTGCATGGTCTTGAATTTATTGATAACGTTGATAACTATACAGATCCAGCAAATACTGCCACTGCCTATCCAACAACTGTTTCAGGAAGTACTGTGATGGCCACAGCATTTATTAAGGCAGAGCTGGCAATGTTTGATAAGGTTATTAACGAGAATGGGCAATCGAGTAATAGTCAGGTAAATACTCTTCAAACGCTTTTATAAGCGTAAGTGATCAAACGAAAGAAAGGTAGGCAATTAAATCCATGCTGGACCAAATCAAAGCATTTCAAAAGGAAGCTAAAGCTCTTGGTCGTAATGAGAACTCTGTGGAGGAGTTCAAGCTATGGATTGAGAGCGAGTCTCAGTCTCAATCGCAGACCAAGCAAGCTGCTGAACCAGAGGAAGATTACGATGAAGATAGAAAAAAGGTAATGGGAGATATCAAAAAGGAAATTGATTTTGTGTTAGAAAATTCATTTCCAGAGTTAGAGAACTTAGAGACTGTTATGTTCTTTGAGGACAATGATCCTGTTATAAAAGTAAGATTTATAGGTAGGTAAAATACCAATGCTGAATAAAATTAAAGAATTTCAACGTCAAGCAAACGAACTTAAACGAGATCCAAACTCTTTGTCTGAGTTCAAACTCTGGCTGGATGCTCAGACCAAGACAGCTGCTTCAGACACTGTAAAAGCTATTTTCACTTTAGAAATCAGAGATGATGATACTGGATATCCTGTTGATGTAGATTACAGTGAGTATGAGGAAATGATGGAAAAACTTGAACAGATACTTATGAGAGCAAGATACAAAGGAGAAGGGTTAAACGCAGTAATTACTTCCCATGCTGATTCTGGTTGGCAAGGGTAAACTGTAAGAGCCTATGAATTACAAATACCTGATGGTAAAAGTGGCTCATTTCCAGCACGATGCCCATAATCCGAATTCGATAGATGAATTTAAACTTTGGTTAGAAGCCAGAAACAGGCATGCCTGGATTGAACCACTGGGGGATGAAGATACTTTAAGAACGTATCTGAAAGAAAACCATCCAGAATCTTTGGATGGTAACCATCCTGTGTATCTTTTTGTGGATGAGTCGTTTGAAGAACATAAACTGATGTTAGTAGGCTCCACGCCTATTACTCTAAACTTTTTGAAGAACTTTAAAAGATTGTATAATGAGACAGAGCAAGAACGTGAAGACGAAGCGGCAGAAAAAGAAGCACTACCACCAGTTCTATCAAATAAAAAATCGTATAAAAATGGAGCGCCCAACATGTTAAAAGAACTAAATCAATTTCAGAAGGAAGCAAAACAACTAGGAAGAAATGAGAACTCTGTTAATGAGTTTATATTATGGCTGGAAGCAAGATCGCAATCTAAAACGGCATTAAGTGATGAGGCAAACAAATTCATTAGTGACAAAATTAGTAAGCTTCATGACGAAGGTTATGAAGGGGATCAAGCTATTGCTATAGCTCATGAGTATGCCAGAGATGCTGGCTACGATGTTCCAAGTCCAAAAAGTTCTTATACAAAAACGAAAAAGAAAGCTGATCCAGATCCAGAACCTGAGGCAGACTTTGGACCAGACGAAGACTTGGGGGATCAAATAGAAGACGTAATGGAACATGAGGATGACCCAGAAAAGGAAGCCAAGCAGTTGATGGCTCTTTGGGAAAAAGGTGAGATGAGTTTGAAAGAGCTTCACCACCATATCTTAGAAGAATATGGTACGGAGCAGGAAGAAGAAAACATTGAAGACATCGTTTTTGATCTAATTGACAAGCACGTCAAAGAGCTCAAGGGCGAAACCGAAGATGAGAGCGAGAGCGAGAGCGAGCTCGAAGAAGAGGAAGAGGAAGAAGGAGTAGGCGAAGAAGTTGGAGTACCAGAAAAATAGGATGAAAATAATCGTGTACAAGACTAGGGAAATAGAGAAGATAATTTCGTTTTTCCAGCATTTACCCGATGACTGGGATAGTTACGGGAGCCCACGTCCTAGTGCTAAAACTATTTATTCGTTAGAAAAGTTTACATCAAAGTTCTTTAAATTTTTCTATCTTCGAAATTCTGTTTATGCTATTCCAGGTGGGGGTATCCAACTTGATTTTAGGTATGAGCAGAAAGTTTTAGGATTTGAAATCTTTTCCAACGGGGAAATTCGTTATGAGCAGTATATAGGTAATAATCTGCTTTCCTGCAACGATCCTATTTGTAATAAGATTTCTTTGAAGGAAGATCTGGCAGATGCTCAGTTTAATGCTTTACTAAACTGGTTGATGGAGTAGCGAGTAAATGATTCATGCGATAAAGGTTTTTCAACGTGAGGCAAGAGAGTTGGGTAGAGATGCCAACAGCGTTAAAGAGTTAAAACTTTGGTTTCAGGCAATGACTGACGCTAAGTTTGATTACATTTTTGAGAAGCATCCAGAGTTTAAAACGCAATCAAGTCATGAAATAATACAAATACTTAAGAATAGGTATCATCTGGACGGAGAAGAGATTACAGATTTTTTAAAACGTTTTATGCTAAGAGATGAAAAAGAAGCAGTAGCTCCTTATGATGTGGATCAGACGGAGGGTCGGCCAGGACATTCTTATGAAGAAATTCGTGATGTGTTAACTGGATTAGGAATATAATCATGTATGGGGCAATAGAAACTAGTTCTGAAGTAAAAAGACTTTCTTCAGATCGATCTAGTTCTATAAGTAATAGATCTATGGTTGTTCAATGTCACAACTGTTTTGCTTTTGGAAGCGTAGAAACAAACGAAAGATTTGATTTCTTTTTATGTGATATATGCGTAAACGTAAAGGACTAAAACGTTCGTTTGTTCTCATTCCACTAAGGGAGGCTGAACATGGAAGTAAAAGAATACCAGGCTAGAGTATGTCATAACTGTGTTAAGCCGTTTATTGTGGAAGAGGTATCATTTCGGCGAGTATGCCCCGTATGTGCCAGAATTGGTCATGAAAATACAAGTTCGAAGAAGAAATGTTCTAAATGTAGATCGCAGGTCTGGTATAGAAGAATCGTAAGAAAGATTTCGTCCTGGTTTAAGTATATGGTTGAAGGAGTTAAAAATAGATCACGATTAGTAAAGAAGAAGTCTAAAACTTTAACAATAAGATTAAAAACTGTATCAAAACGATCAAAACGAAAGTAAACAAACTACATGATGTCAAAAGTTACACTTTCAAGATGTCATAATTGCAACGAATACTTTAAAACAGGTCCGGCAAAGAAACAGGCTTGTGACGAGTGTGCAAAGTTGGGACACGATAATCAAACAGCGGCAAGATGTGCAAAGTGTTTAAACGAAGTAATGGCAGTTACCTGGGATGCCAATAATGCTGGAACAGAAGAAGGATGCTAAACAGTCATGTATCGAAAGTAAGAAATGGAAAAGAAATGCCACTGGTGTTTTGTCGTTATCGTTGTGGAACGGAAACAAAACGAAAAGGAACTTTGTTGCTCTAATTGTGAAACTTTAGGACATAACAAAAATGGATGTGCCAAATGTAAAAGATACTGGCGAGAACGCTTCATTGAATGCTCTTCCGCAGGAGTTGGAAAAGAACCAGTTAACTCTTGAGCAAAGGCATGTTGTGGAATGCTTCAAAACATGGTTGGATATTAGACATAAGAACCATCAGGGAGATTCCCCAACTTCTGCAGATATAGATCATTCAGCCTTGCTTTGGAGAATGATCGTGGAAAGAAAACAGCCATTACTAGAGCCACCACTTTTGCACATGAGCTGCCCAGATTATAACTCTGTGGAGGGAGATAGTCCAAAACATCCATGGGATCCATATCGTGATCCAACAAAATGTGCCTCTTGTCATACTGGTCATAGATGGGAAAGAGACAAAGAAATTCATCCACGATGTGTTGTCTGTGGAGGGTATGGTCATTTAGCTTGTTTAAGGGAAAAATCAGTAGAGGTAAAATGAAATGAAAAAAGTTCACGAGGCATTGCTTATTATTTTAATGTTAGTAACTGCCATAGTATCTTCAAATACAGTTAGGGCTTCTGGTTCTATTGCTACCACCTATTATTTTCTACCACAACAAAAAGATGAAGTTCTAAAGTTCCAACACGATCTTATTACAACGGCTAAAAAGAAGTTGGATGTTGCTATGTACGGTCTTACTTCCTCGAATAATAATAGCTATGCAACAGATTTATTGGATGCCTGTAAAAGAGGAATACAAGTTCGTTTACTGAGGGACCAACTTCAATCTAGTTCTAAAGCTTCATCCGCTATCAATCTAGAAATTTCTAAGTTTAAGAATTGTGAAGTTAGATTAAAAAAGGTAGTAGCACCAATTATGCATTCTAAGGTGACCATTGTAGATGGAACAAAAGTTTTCTGGGGAAGTTTAAACGAATCTGGATCAGGTCCAGCAGAAACAAACATAATGGAATCGAATAGTTCTGGAACAGTATTTGAAAAAGCCTTTGAAGACTGGTGGAAGAACTCAATCTCACTAGCAGATTTCTTACTAAAGAGCAAAAAATAATCTAAGGAGAATACATGTCAGATCTATTTGAGAAGATCGGAGAACGTCTTATAAATGAAGTTAAGCAACCAGTTCTTGTTCCAGCAGGACAGATTATTTTCTTCTTAAAGGATGCTGAAGAAGGGGTGGGAGCAGGAGCAGAAGTTGGGGAAGGGGAATTTGTAGAACAGATTGCAGATGACTTCGTTCAGATTCAAAGTAATGGAGATGTTCTTGGTTATCCTGTAGAGAGTATTGCCGACGATGAGAAGTTGTCTATTGTGCCTGCCTCAAAGATTTTTGCTTCGATCGAAGAATGTCAAGAAGCCTATCCAGAAGTTTTTGCATTAAAAGAACAAAAGGTATCAGACAATCTATCGGTAGTTGGTAAACGTACAGCATGGATAATCAATGACGATACAGAAAAAGAGTTAACCAGTCATAATCTACAAAAGCAAGTTGTATCGTTTGTACGTAACTTTCTTTCTAACTATGATATTGGTGCTCAGTATGATTTGAAATTCTATACGGTAAGAAATGGATCTTACAAAGAGCGTAACGTTATTGAATCAGGGGATATTAGTCTAGGATTAAATCTCAGAACGATCTCGAATGTTAAAATCAAAACAGATGTTACTGTGCCAATTCGGGGTGGAAAAATGATTGAGCCATCTGTATTGTTCCTAAACGGAGGACCAAGAATTATTTGTCAGTCCACCTTCGATCGACTAATTAAGGATAATACCTTCAGTCATCCAATGTATGGCAATCCTGAACGGTTTGTTACCCCTGAGATTTTGAAAATGTACCAACGTACTCGTATTCCAAGAATTAATCCTGGAGTGTATGGGCGTGAGTGACCTATGAATAGTAATTTAGAAAGTTGCGTTAGTAAAATAAAGGAAGAATTAATTTTGGAGGGAATAAATTATGAATAGACGCGATGTTAGAAATAGGATAAAGAAAAAAAGAACTCGTCCTACAAGTATACAAATTCATAGGGCGTTTAATCGCTTTAAACAATTGGCTTGTAATGCCATTAGAATCCCGGTTGATTATGAAGGTTGGGCTAAAAAGATTTTGAAAGTTGTACCAATGGGGTAGAAATTGAATATGGAAAAACTTAAAGATAGTATTTCGCGTCTAAGAACTGTTGATAAATGGATACTAGATCAGTGGATACTAGTTCAATTTTTTGATTTACGAAAAGGCGATATCTTTCGTATGTTTGAAGACGAAGCTCGTACTGAACCAGTGAAGGACAAAGAAGGAAATATTGTTTCTGTGGCAACTTCAGATCCTTACAAAGATTATAGTAATAGTGTGGTTGGAGTTTACACAATAGAATGCGATCCCTACATTGGAGGACTACATGACAGAGTCTTCAACTAAGAAATCCTTCTTTTCTATCTTGTTAGGAAGAATAGATGGAATAATGGCTATCGTAGGTTTAGTAGCTTTAGGATTTGGGGCACCGTATTGGCTGGATGATCACTATGCTCGAGCTTCAGAAGTTGTGCAACTAAAAGAACAATTTGAGCAACAACAACTTGAGAGTCGTCAGTTTTCTGTTCAGCAGAATATATTTGCACTGACGAATAAGTACAAGGATACTTCTAAGATGTCGATTGAAGACAAAATCAATTTACAGAAGTTGCAAGATTTATTAAAAAGGGTGAACGATCGTTTGGAAGTACTGGACAAGAAATTAGGCCTCACCCCGTAATAAAGAATGGAGGAATAAGCATTGGAACAGAAAAGCATCCAGGTCAGCGTTCTTGGGATCGGTGGTTGTGGTGGTAACATCTTAGCAGATGTCTATGCTGATTTGAAAGATTCTACTACCCCTATTACTTATAGAATTATGAATACCGATGTTCAGGCGCTTTCTTTTGTAATGGATCGTGGTTTTCCAAAAGACTTTCTCACTCAGATTGGTGGTAATGCTACTCGTGGGTTAGGGGCAGGATCGAATCCCGATGTAGGACGTTCAGCAGCGCAAGAGGACATTACTGAGATAAGAAGTTTGGTTACGGGAAAAGATCTGGTTATTGTTATTACTGGTCTGGGTGGAGGAACAGGATCAGGGGCTACTCCAGTAATACTTAAAGAAGCCAAAGAAGCAAATGCCCTGACAATGTGTTGTTGCGTAATGCCGTATTCTTTTGAATCAGCGGCAAGAAATAGTATTGCAAAGAAAGCCTTGAAAGAGATTGCAGAAACTTGCGATGCCTATCTTGCTGTATCAAACGACGCAGCAGAAAGCCTTGTTTTCAAAGACGTAATCAAGGAAATTAACAGTTCAGTATCTCAAGGTATTCAAGTTACTTTAGACGTACTACTCAATGCCAGTTTAGTAAACTTAGATTTTGCAGATTTTACTACCGTAATAAAGAATGGAGGGAAAACATATTTTTCGTATGCTTGTTTCGATGGAGACAAACGAGACGAGAAAATAGTCAAGGAACTCACCAGATTGAAGTTATATCCTGGTGCATCTCTTAAAAAGATTCAACGTGCTGTCATATTTGTGCGCGGTGGATCTGATATGAGAAAAGAGGAGCTGAAAACTATTGTTAACTCTATTCAAGAAAAGCTATCGGAAGATGTGCTTGTGCTTATGGGGGTATCCGTCAAGGAATCTAAAAGTACTATCGAAGCGGCATTCGTTGGAGTTGTTGGAAATTGATATGTTGGATGTAGTAAGTGGGGTAAAGGGAATTGTGTATATGAAACGTAGAAAGCATGAGATTCCTGCTAAATGGGCATTCGTTTTTCTAAACAAAAGTGCCTATATAACCCATACCTATTTTAGGCAGATGGGAAAAAGATTTTGGTTTCATTTTTGGACTCCAAAGTGGCATGAAGGCAGAGGACCTTATTTATCAGTTGGTCTTGGAATAGTAGCAATCTATAGAGGATATTAGTTTAGGGGATGAATCGTAAAATTATAAAGTAAATGATAAAAACATATAAATATAGACTTTACCCAACAAAAAAGCAGGTTCAGAAACTAGAGCTTACTCTTGATATTTGTCGTATCCTGTATAATTCTTGTCTCTTGGATAGGAAAAATACTTGGGAGAAAACAGGAAAAGGTTTGTCTTACAATCAGCAATGTGAAATTTTAACTCAAAACAAGAAAACTGTTTTATTCTTAAAAGAAATACATTCTCAGGTTCTCCAGGATGTCTTACTGAGAGTAGATAAGTCTTTTCAGAATTTCTTCAGGCGAATAAAACAAAAACAAGGTAAAGCCGGGTACCCAAGATTCAAGGCAATGAATCGTTACGATAGTTTCTGCTATCCACAAAGTGGTTTTGAAATTGTAGACGGTAAACTAAAACTCTCTAAAATCGGAACTATTAAGCTAAAACTACATAGAAAAATAGTAGGACAAATCAAAACTTGTACTATTAAGAAAGAACTTGATCGCTGGTACGCCTGTTTCTCGGTTGAACATCAACCACAAAAACGACCGGTACCAACCAAATCTATAGGAATAGATGTAGGCCTCACCAATTTTGCTACTCTTTCCAACGTAGAGGTTATAGAAAATCCAAGGCATCTTAGAAAATCAGAAAACAAACTAAAACTGAAACAACGATTACTTTCTAAAAAAATTAAAGGTTCTAATAACAGAACCAAAGCCAGAACTACCTTAGCTAAACTGCATAGAAAAGTAAGAAACCAAAGATTAGATTTTCATCATCAAGAAAGTAGAAAGTTAGTCAACGAATATGGCTTTATAGCTGTAGAAGATCTACAAATCAAAAACATGGTTCAGAACCACCATCTTGCTAAATCAATTTCAGATGCTGGATGGGGTCAGTTTTTGTCCCTGCTCAAGTACAAAGCGGAAGAAGCTGGTAGTTGGGTAGAAAAAGTAGGAGCTTATTATACAAGTCAGATATGTAGTCATTGCGGTGAACTGGTCAAGAAAACACTCTCACAAAGAGTGCACTTGTGCACAAACTGTGGGCTGTTATTAGACCGAGATCATAACGCTGCTATAAATATTATTAATAAATCTACGGCAGGAACTGCCGGATTTCAAGCTTGGGGAGAAACGACGTATCAAAGTCCTTCGACGAACCAAGAAGTCACTGAGTTTTTAACTCAAGGGTAGTTCACTTGGTAGAACATCATTGTAATGTAATTAAAATTAGTATCTAAGAGGATAAGACTAAATAGAATGACTCGTCGTAGGCATTCTAAAAAACTGTTGGAAGAATACAGGAAAAAGATTTTAGCTAGTTCAAAGGATTTACATTTCTATGGAATACAAGCATCGGAAGACTATCTGGACAATCGACTAAGTAATGAGCAGTACATTTACATTATGGATCAGATTGAGGAAGATGTAGGTAGATTTTTGTTACTGATTCAAGAGTGTAAGAAGTTTCACCAGGCAATCAACATTAAACAGTTGTTAGCAGTAACAACTGAAAAACCAAATAGGAGGAGATTACAATGAAAGTATTTAAATTAGTATTGATGTTAACGGTATTGATGGTTGGATTGAGTTTGAGCATGCCAAGGAAGGCTAGTGCAACTGGAAATGTTTGTACTCCATGTACAGCTACTTGGACAGCCAACGCGTCAACAGATAACGTTACTGGATATAATGTTTATCTGTCTACGAATGCCGCCGCAACAATTGCCAATTCAACAAAGGCCGCCGCAGGAAATGTTACGACAGCCACAATGGCAACTCTGTTTACTTTAACAAATGGTACCCAGTATTATACCTTTGTTACAGCTGTTAACGTTGCTGGAGAATCAGGTGCAAGCACTATTGTTCCATTTGTTTATCAGAATGCAGCTCCTGGGGTTGTTCAGGGCGTAACAGTTAAGTAAAAGTAAGAGTAAGCTACAACGACAACGACAATGACAATGAAGAAGCATGAAATGAGAAAATGGAATTATCTATATCTTGGTATAGTGGTTCTTCTTCTCATTTCATGCGCTTCTTCTCCAACAGTTTATCCATCTTCAAATGGGCAGATATCTGGGGAACTTAGATCAAGTGCAAAGCAAGGAATAAGATTTGCGCAAACTGCAGGAAGCGTAAGTGCCTTAACGTGGGATGCCCCTACTACAAATGTAGATGGAAGCCTTTTAACAGATTTGGCTGGATTCAAAGTCTACTGGGGATTGACTTCTGGATCTTATTCAAGCGTAAAAGATGTTGGAATGGCTGGCGTAGGCAATGGTAATTTAGTAGGTGGAGTAGATATCAGTAGCTTAGGATGGCCTCAGAATACAACGTATTATGTTGTGCTTACAGCCTATGATACCTATGGCAACGAATCTTCTTATTCAAATCAAGTAAGTGGATTTTACGATGGACTTGCTGGATCTCCTTTTCAGATTAAAGTACAGTAATAGGATAAGGCTATGAAAAACTTTATAAGATTTTTGGTTCTTGCATTAATTGGTTTCTTTCAGTTGGCAGCAACTTGCACGCCTATTCCTACTACTGATCCAAAAGTTTCAGCAGTACAATGGATTCCAAATATTGCTACTGATTATGTTCAAGGGTATAAAGTTTACGTGGGAATTCAAACGCAGGTTTACCCACTGGTTAAAGATGTTGGAGAGGTATCAAGCTATTCCCTAACAAGTCTTGGGTTAAAAACTGGGGTACATTATTATCTTACAGTTACTGCTTATAATGTTGCTGGAGAATCTATAAAGTCTGCAGAAGTGCAATTTGATTACTAGTAGTAGAGAGGAAGATAATGACTGGAAAGGTATTGGAATTCAAAAATTATACAAAATGTAAAGTTTGTAAGATTGAGAAAGAAGATCAAACCTTTTTTGATTATTTTCATGGTTTAAGATTTAAAGATAATCTTTCCCTATCTGCCCTTATTGAAAAGATAAGAATAAGATTTATGGAAAAGGGTATTCAGCTTCTTCTTCCTAACGAAGTAAATCTTTCAAATCACTTCAGCAAACACATTCCTTTAGATTTAGCGTCAAAGTATAAAGCTCAATCTCTGGTGAGAGCTTCCCAACAGTCTAAGGCAATTAAAAAAGAAACTATTCAGACCTCAACGATTGTAAAAGAAAAGATTGCTATCTACGATGAGTTTGAAAAACTGTACAGCAAATTCAAAGGGGTAATTGAAGAATTTGAACGAAAAGAGAATAATCAGATTACTGCTTTGAATTGGCTTCCGTATACAAGTTTGATTAGAGAGTTGAAATCTTTTCTCGTAGAGCTCAATAAAATGAATTCTAATGAGCAGATTGTAAAATTAGTTCTTCAAACTGCATTTCAGCAATACACGTTAGGAGCCCTTCAAGGAACGTTAAAGGAATGCGATCTGTTTAAGATGAGTTTGAAGAGTTACATTAAAGAATACGACGTTGTAGAAAAACTTGTGGATATGCATCAATCTAGATTGTATGATTGCCTATCATCAAGTAGCAAAGAAGCTATAAACCTTGTAAAAGAAGAGTACAAAATAGCCTAATCAATAAAACTTAACAAAGTAAGGGGTAGAAAAATGTTTAAAAAGGTTATAGTTGCAGTAGCATTATTGCTAGTTTGTTTTACCGTTAAGACGCAAACGCAGGCTCAGGCTGAAGATAGTTTGAAGCTTGAAAATGTATCTGTGCATGTTGGAAATCATATTCTTTCTAGTGCTCCTTCAGGAATATCGGGAACTCAGTTCGAATACGGTATTGAAACTGAGTTTAACGTTAGACATTGGAAGAATTGGAGGATAGCAGCATCTATCTCTAGATCATCTTCTTCTGGGTCTGAGGCATTTAAGGAATCATCTTCTTCATGCACAACAGTTTCAGCAGTTCATTACAACGATGATTATATGCCTCTGCCTACTTCGCATACTGTTTGCACAACTGCAGATTCAGTTTACTACAGCTCCAGTTCTTTGGATCTTTTAACTTTAGATCTTGGAATTAAAAGGCATTGGCATTTGCACAAACATCTTGAGACATCAGTTGGATTAGGATTGAATCACGTGAACGCAGATTTTCATTCTGGAGGTAGATCTGATACGAATTCAACGCTGGGAGTTTTTGTATCAACAGGAATTCAGCTAGAGCATAAAACATATCTATTTGGAGTAGATCTAAAAGCTAGCACAGATCCAGTAACGTTGAATGGCAACAGAGTAGATGTTGGTGGAACTTCTATTATGGTGCTGGCTGGAAAATCTTTCTAACGTTAAACGAAAGAACGTTACTAACGAAAGGAAATTGCTATTAAGGTTGTTCCTTCAACGGTAAATTTTACTTTAGATGATGTAGCAAGCAATCTACAGAATATCATCGAAAAGTTTGAAAAGCCCGGTACAGGTAGGTTAACTGATAACGTAAGCCATGTTGACTACATGGTTCATCAAGCTCAAGGACAGGATCTTTCTCTCGATACCTTTTTCAAGAAGCTTGGTGGGCCAGCCCCCAACATTATCGAATGGGCTTCTCGACCTGAGTATTTGAATTTTATTATTGAGGACGAGGATTCAGAAGAGTTAAGAGGAATCTACGAACACTATGGACAGTATGAAACATTAAGAGATTTTTTCGAACTACTGTGTCCAATTTGTTCTAGACCAGAAGATCAGGATTGTTGGGGTAAAAGTAGAGAAACTTTAGAAGCCCAAACTCTTTTGATATGGAGTGCCGAATACAAAGAAGACATTTGTCCAAAGTGCCATAGCACCAGATCTGAGTTAGAAGAATCTGGAATGTTTAATGCCTACGATACAATGCTTCTTATCGTAGGCATGCGATCGTCTAAATCAACAACAGCAGGAATAATTGGATCGTTCATTGAGCATAAAGTTTTGCTATCTCCCTCACCTCAAAAGTTTTTAGGCCAGGCTCCTAGGCAGCTCTTCGAAGTATCCTTTGTTGCTACTACCGCCAAACAGAGTGAGAAAACTGTTTACGAAGTGTATAAAGGTTTGAGAGATAACTCTCCATGGGTACAATCTTACCTTAAACGCTTGAAAGAGATTGAAAAGTTCAAAGGTCAGTATTATGATGATGGAAGTAGTACATCGGTAAAATACAAGCATATCAACGTTAATTTCGAGAGTCTAAACAGTAACAGCAGTGGCATTGCTGGAGGAACTAGGATTGCTGCGTTTATAGATGAGTTGGCTCGGTTTGATACTACTGAAAGTAAAAGAAGCGCAAAAGAAATCTACCGAGTTTTTAATCAAGGACTTAGAACAATTAGGTCGGTCAAAAAGCGCAAGAATATTCCTAATTGCTATGGATTGCTCGTTTCAACGACTTCTCCATTAACGGCAAGAGACTATTCCATGCAGTTAGGTCAAAAAGCGGCAATTTTGAAGAAGATGTATTTCATTCATAAATCAACCTGGGCTTTCAATCCTTACGAGCCGGAGGAAAATTTTGTAGAAGATTTTAAACTTGATCCTGCTGGAGCGGCTCGAGACTTTGGGGCAACCCCGCCACTTGCTGAAATACCATTCGTAACAGACGTGGAAAACTTCCATCGAAGCATTGATGACCTATTAAAACCAACTGCTATCTTTAAATATATTAGTTCGAAAGATCCAACTGGAATTGATTATGTTGCTGCTCAGGTCGAGTTCTGTCAGTTGGATAGAATCTCAAATAAAGTTATCTTTGGTGACGCTGGAAAATCTGGGGACAGTTTCGGACTGGCCTGCGCCCACGGAGAGTGGAAAACAATTGATATAGCCCACGCTGCGACTAAGGTCTGGGTTACTGTGTTCGATTGGATAATGGCAATTGTTCCAACTCAAAATCCAAGAAGAATTGTTTCGTTTACTTGTATTCCATTATTGGTTAAAGATCTTGCAACAAAGCATAAAATTGCTATGATAAGATTTGATAGATGGAATAGTGAATCTATTATACAAGAGCTCAGGCAATCGAGAATTGACTCGGATGTTTTCAAACTGAGGGTCGAACACTATAAAACTTTTATACAGGATGTATATGGAAGCAAGGTTTCAATGTTACCACCTCTTCCTTCTGATGCAGGAGAAGATCCTTACCATGGAATGAGTGCGCAGGGAAGAGTCATCCACGAAATTTTGCATTTGGAGAGATCCCCAGATCTAAAGTCAGTTGATCATAGAGCTGGAGAACATAATGATCTCGCCGTTTGTGTTGTTGGGGCACATTATCTGGTTCAATCTGTTTTACCGACGCACTTTCTCGGTGGAGCCGGATCTGCGCAAGGAGTACAGCATGCTCAAGATTTTGTAGGAAGTATTGGAAAGTTTCGTCGGTGGTAAATGTTTTAGTAAAAATGGAGGGAATTTGAATGCAAGATTCAATTACCATTAAAGATGAAAGAGCTACGACTAGTAAGGTAGGAAAGTATTTTTGTAAGATAGCTGGTATAATTAATTTTGAAGGATTGGGTAGTTCAGGTCCGTTTGATACAGAAGAAGAAGCTATTCAAGCTGGTTGTAAAGAATGGTCCGGTCAAGTATTTATGGTTGGAAGAGGAGAACTTAGGGCACCAAGATTAAACGGGTATGCGTTAATAGATCAATGCTATCAGAATTTTTTGGAAGAAACACATTTGGATTCTGTCGTTGATACTTGGCTTCTGAATGTTACTAAGGGGCATGAAAAAGATTTAAGCGCAATGATTTCTAAAACTTTTTCAGAATGGTTAGAAAAATATGGCTTCGATCATTACTGGGAAATTATTAAAGTAACTAGAATAATTAATATTGATGTAAAATGAAAGATCATCTTAATAAATATGGTCCTGAGTATTTTTTAGTAGTTTATGTAATAGTTTTTCTTAGTTTTGTTTATTGGCTTTCAAATTTAAAATGAAGGAGTATTAAATGAAAAAATCATTTGTCGAATTAACTAGTAATCAGATTCTTGAGAAGTTTCCAGATGCTACTCAAGTCAACTCATTTTTTGAAATTGCTCAGGCTATGATTGATTCTGGAGTAGAAGAGAAAGAGATTAAGAAGACCTTGAAAGAGTTGTATGGTGCTACGAAAGAAGATTTAGAAAGGTTGACTGAAAAGTTTTTCAAACGTAAGCAAGGGGAAGTCGAAAAAACTGCCGGAAAAGAATCTGATGAAGTTATACGAGAAGAGTTAGCTACTGTTAGAAATGAAATGAATCGTCTGATAGGAAGATTAGAATTTTTAGAAGGAAATATTCCTATAACTCAATCAGATTTAGAATCTAAAATTTATGATATTGTAAAAGAATTTGATAACACTTTACAACTGTTGAATACTTTGGTGGAGTCCTTAACAGAATCCAAAGAAAGTTGACTTTCAGATAAAGGAACAAATGCGAAAACAATATAGAATCAAGCGTAGATCATGTGCGATGTGCAAGCCAAACAAAATGGGCTGGGCAAATAGATTTACAAGTAAGGAGCAGGGCCTTCAAAAAGTTCACGATAAAGAAATCAAAGATACCTTACAACGAGGACAATCGAGGAGAAGCTAATGCCAGGAAATTTAATTAATATAACGGTAATGAATCAAAGCACTGTTTTAACTGACGGAGCTATTCTTGCTAGTATTCCTGATTTTCAAGTGCAGATTAGTAGAGATTTTGCCCCAGCATGGGGAGTAGATGCTGCCTTGAACTTTTTATCATCAAGCGAGATCGCAGATCATCCTGAAAAATTAGCAGACGTGGCTAATCATTATTGGCTAGTAATTTTGGATACAAGTGACGTTGCTTGTTTTACAGGAGATACCAAAGTATCTTTAATGAATGGAACTGAAGTAACTTTTAAGGACCTTGTAGAAAAATATTCCGATAAACAATTTTATGTATATTCTTATGATATTGAAAATCAGGAAATAGTTCCAGGGCTGGCACATTCCCCCAGACTAGCAAAACAGAATTCCAAACTAGTAGAAGTTGAATTAGATAATGGTGAAAAAATTAAATGTACCCCTGATCATTTATTTTTAATGAGAGATGGAACGTATAAAGAAGCTCAAGATTTGAAAGAAAATGATTCTCTTATGCCGTTGTATAGAAGTTTTACTGTTAAGGATCCGCATAAGAGAGTGAGAGTTGGTTATGAGTTATGTCATGCTGGCAGTTGTTCTGAAGAACAATTTACCCATTATTTATCTGGTAAGTTATCGAATACTGGCAGTTGTTCTGTTTGTGGTTCAATTCTTCCAGATTATGCTCATCAAATAAGACATCATAGAGATTTTAATAAACTAAATAATTCTCCTGAAAATATCCAATGGCTTACTTCTCTAGAACATGCAGAGCTTCATCAACGTCTTTCTAGAAATCTTGCTATGTATGCTAAAACAGAAAAGCATAAAAAAAGAGCTAGTGAAACGTTGAAAAAATGGTGGCTATATTCCCGAGATATTATGTTAGAAGGTTGCCGTAAAGGAGGGGCTTCTGTTGATGGGACAAAAAATCTTATGGAATGGAATAAATCTGAAGAAGGTAAAAAGCTTTCACTGGAAATGGTTGATAAATTTTTAATACCTTATGCTAGATCTAAAGAAAATAGAGAAAAAATGAGATTGCTAGGTCCAGAAAGACTAACAGCTTACAATGTATCAGATAAGGGAAGATTAAAATCGAGAGAAACAGCTTTAAAAAAGCATCGTGAAGGTATCTTAAATCCAAAAGAGTTTGTAACGCAATTGCATAAAGAAGGAAAACTTCCAGGATTTAATAATCATGATAGATGGCATGTAAAAAGAGAGATTAAAAAAGAAGATTGTATAGATTGTAATTTAGACACTTTGTTTGAAAATTGTGTTCCTGAAGCCATGAAAGAATTGCAATTTAATCACAAAGTAGTATCGGTAAAATTTCTTAATCATGTTGAAGATGTTTATGATATTACCGTAGAAAAATACCATAATTTTGCTTTGACCTCAGGAGTTTTTGTACATAATTCAGCTCTCGGATATCATGATTTGAACCCAGCGGGTTATCCTATTTCAAAAGTATTTGCAAAATCTGATCTAGACTATGGGACTAGCTGGACTAATACAGTAAGTCATGAATTATTGGAAATGCTGGCGGATCCGAATATTAATAAAACGGCTCAAGTACAAGATCCAGGAACTGGAAGAGATGTTTTTTATGCTATCGAAGTGTGCGACGCCCCGGAAGCAGACCGCTACGGGTATCTGATTAATAATACCTTAGTATCTGATTTTGTATTTCCAAGCTGGTTTCAACCTTTCGGCCGAGCTCCTTTTGATCATTGTAACCATATCACTGCTCCATTTCAATTGATGCCTGGTGGGTATATTGGAAAGTATGATTCAGCTCAAGGGGGCTGGACTCAGGTAACTGCTGAATCTGTGACATCTGCGAAGGTTATTCTGCATCAAGGTTTGTCAATTGATTCGTTTAAAAGATCTTACGGTTCTATTCCAAAAGTTGGAAGTCGTAGGGAACGTAGAAGCAGGCCTCACTATCAATGGATTCATAGTCAAATCAAATCTGGGTCATGAAAAATTCTTTAATCTATTTAGGTATTTACATTTTTGGGTTTGTTTCCCCGTTTGTACTTGGCGTCATATTGCCATGTATTGTAGATTATTTCGATAACAGAAAAAGGGAAAAAGGAATAGCCAACGAATGGAAAGAATGGAATGAGAGACGAATCAATTCTCATACTCATAGAAGAAGTTCTTAAACGAAATTGGTCCAAAGTAAAAGAACTCGTTCACGCACTGGGAGAAAAACTTAGTCCTGATGAATTTGAAAAGGAACTAAGTCCTTTATCAATTTTTATTAGGTTATACAAAGATGTTGGCCTTTCGGCTCTAGACATAGTACGAGATTATGAAGAGCAGATATGGTCCATGAAAAAAGATTCTGACTATGTAGATCATGGAATGTATTCTTTAACCAGAAATAAGATGAAGCCTTTTGAAATGGAACCAACTAAAGGGCCATATCCAAGAGCCTTATCTCCAGTTCAAAAAAGTATTGGAGATATTTCTATGTTCGATCGTATTAGCAGCTCTTTTCAATCTGTTTTGAAATCGTTAAGAAAGAGATTAGTAACTGCTGATAAAACATTGTTTGAAAACAAGTGGACCTGCATCAAGGAAACCGACGACGGATATGTTTACTATGAAGGAATTGATGGGGTAGGGGTTCTTCCCTACAAAATTGATGAAGATACGAATAAGATATCGTACCTGGTTCGGGACGAGCACAATCCACTGTTCCAAAACTTTATCACAGTTGTTACAGGAAGACGAGCAGAGGATGAGCACGATGATGAGAATTGGATGATCAATACTGCCGTAAGAGAGCTCTTCGAAGAGGCAGGAATTGAAGCTGAGCCAGAAAGATTTACGTATGTTGGGGAACTTGCCAATGGTAAAGGAAGTACTCCAACAGATAAGTTATTTATCGTAGACGTTACTGGGCTGGAACAGACAACGCCAGAAACAGATGGATCTTCCTACGAGGCCAAGAGCAGTAATTTCTGGGTTGACCAAGACGAATTCAATCAGCATTGTGCTAATTCCTTTTGTCCCTACCTTCCAAAATTTCTTAGTAAATTAGTACAAATCCACAACGAATCTTCTAAGGAAGGTTGCTTAGCAAGCGTAGGAGTAGCAGATCTAATCAAGGAAGCAAGTGAATCTTTAATGCTGACTCCAAAGAATACTGATCTGGCTCCACAAGTAGATTGGAGGTACCCCGTAAGGCAAGAAAATCCGGGTATAGGGCATAGACCATTTATGAGGAATGATCTACCGTTTACTAGATTGAAACCATCAGAAGAAGATTCTCATACGTTCTTCTTCGGTCCTGCCTTTCCTCAGAACTTAACAAAATTGAGAAAGGTTAAGAAGTCTTCTTATTTCCCTAGAGTTTTTCTTTGCATTCCAAGATTCAAGATAGCTCAGGAGAAGCAAGTAACCCCTTACATTGGGGTTGATTTGGATGGAACACTTGCTCATTATGACAAGTGGAGAGGAATTGAGCATGTCGGCAAACCTATTATGACAATGATAAATCGGGTAAAAGAATGGTTACAACTAGGAATTAGGGTTAAAGTATTTACAGCAAGAGCTTCTGAACCTGCAGCCATTCCTTATATTGCTAAATGGTTGGAGGAACAAGGTCTTGGTGGTCTTGAGATAACCAACATCAAAGATCATTATATGATACAAATCTGGGACGATCGTGCAGTAGCAGTTATCCCGAACACGGGTATCCCAGTAATGGAAAACCCAGATGAGAGAGTATTGGATGAGACCCGTAAAGAGTTGGAGTTAGTTGAAAAGGAGTATAGATAACCAAGTGCAAACTATTCAACTAACTCAGAATCAAACGACTATTGTTTCTGATGAAGACTTTGAATATCTAAATCAATTCAAATGGTATGTTCTTAAATCTTTGACTTCCTCTGGAATAGAAAAATTCTATGCTGTGAGAAATATTCGTAATCTTGCAACAGGAAAACAAATTCTTGTGTTTATGCATCATGAAATTATACGTCGCATAATTTCAGTCGAAGAATACCAATCTTATAGAGATCAAGGTCTACTGATAGATCATAAGAACAGAAACAGGCTCGACAATCAACGACCTAATCTCCGCTGGGCTACTTCTCAACAAAATAATTGGAATCGATCTTTTCAATCGAACAATACTGATAAATACAAAGGTGCTAATAGGCAAGTAAGTAAATACAAAGATAAAATATATCTAAGCTGGCATTCAGAACTAGGGTACAACAAGCAGAGAATTTCTTTAGGGTATTTCAAAACCGCACTAGAAGCAGCTCTAAGGTACGATAGTTTTGCAAGATTTTTATACGGCGAATTTGCTGTCTTGAATTTTCCAGATTCATATTACTAGATCAATACTAAAATCAAAGGATGTATATGGTTACTGGATATACCAATTACTTTCGAGACAAATGGAAGCAACAATTCCAGGAAGAGCCATCTGTTGAAAAACTAAACAAGCAGATGGATCTCAGCATAAGGATTCAGCCTTACTTGATTTTCTGGGACAGTAAGGCAGCAAAACTGGTAAAGATTCTTGCCTCGTATTGGATTCCTGATAGTAATATCGTTGTGAAGGTGGATTTTGAAAGCAAGTCATTCGTAACGTACTACTCACCTCAAGATATTACAAGTGAGGTAGAAAAGGTAGTAGGAACATGACAGATTTTGTTGATACGTTAACAAAAGTAAGGCATAAAATTAAGAATCCATACGCAAAGGATGAACTAGAGAGCTTAGATTCAGCAGGCGGTCTTGGATCTGGATCTCGTGGTCCTGGGGCTGATGGCATAGATATGAATCCAACTCCTAAGTATAAACCAAAACGTTTAGAGAAAGCGCCTACACCAAACAATCCAGACAAAGATGCTGTTGAGTGGCTGGATAAATTATCCTTCGCCAACGCCTTCGATCAAACCCTTCTTCGATTAAAAAATCAACTTACAGGATCAGTCTTAGACTATCCAAAGCCTGGACTTGACCCGCAAATTTGGCAAGCTGATGGTACTTTACATCCAAACATTAAGCATACGATCCTGAAAAAGATTGTAGACTTCTTCAAAGAGAAGGGCATTAACAAACATATTAGAAGAGTAGTAAAGTATGTTTACATTATCGGATCATTGACTTCCTATCAATACAATTCTAAATCCGACCTTGATACCCACATTGGAATCGATATTGATGATTTGAAAAAGGCTTTGTCCAAAACTACTTTCTGGGTAAGCGATGAAGAACTTGCTGATCTATTGAATAAGCATTGGAAAGACGAACTAAACGAAAAGGAACCAGTTCTAGCTCCGGGAACAGAACATCCACTTGAATTTTATTTTGAGATAAAAGGTTATACTGGAGCTGAAAGAGCTGACGGAGTTTACAATCTTCTAAAGGATAAATGGATACAAGAACCAAGAACAGTTGATTATGATTTCGATCTTGATGAGCTGTATCCAAAAGTTATTGACGAGGCTTCTCATTTCTTGAAGTCAATGGATGCAGAGCTTGGGGATGTTAAACGAACTATTAGTGATATAGCTTTTTTGAAGGAAACCTTAGCACGATTTCCAAAGGAAAAGCGTAAACTTTTTAAAGAAAAAATAAGAGAGAAGATAAGAGATATCAATTTTTCCATTCAAGAACTTGTAGAAAAAGGGCAGAATATAATCGATGAACGTAAAGAAAAATATAATCCACTGGCTCCTTCCAATATCCATTTTAAGTATCTACAACGCTATGGTTACATCTGGCTTATAAAACAGCTAGAAGAAGTTCTTGAAGACAAAATGACAGAAGAAGTGAGTGTGCAAGACCTTGAAGATGTCAAAGCCGTTCAAGAAGTTTTAGATCAGTTTGATTGCTTAGAAGATAGCACAGTAAAATTATCAGAAGCTCAAGTTATTTATGAGGACAGCACTATCCAGACTTCAGAAGTTTCAAAAGAAATATTAGATCAAATACGTGGCATTCAGAAGACCATCGATAAGGATTTACTATCTCACGATGAAGATGCTCGTGGTTGGGTACATGGTGGAATGCAGGAACTTCTTCACGTAACGGTTTTATTCGGAGTTAATGCAGAAGACTTTGAAAAAGCAAAAGAGATATGCAAAGACTTTAAAGATATTGAGATTGAGGCTACTCACGTTGACTATTTTGATGTGGATACGAAGGAAGGTAAGTTTTCTTGCGCCGTAGTAAAATGTAGTTCCCCTAGGCTAGAAGAACTTCATAACAAATTAAAGGATAATCTCGAAAATAAACACAAGTTTGATTACAAACCTCATATTACCATTGCCTACTTACAACATGGAAGTAGATTAGGGGATATTGAGTTTAAGCCGGTGAAATGGATAGTAGGTGATCTCGAAATGGGTATGCCTGATGGAAGTTTAAAACGATTGGCAACAAAATCTGATTTTGAAATCTTATTTGGTGGTAGGGTGGATAAAAAATATGAAAGAAAACTAATTAGCTTTCTTACTATTAAATCAAAGGATAAAGTAGTAGAAGTACTGGAACGTATCAATAATGGAGAAGATGTAGCAAATGTTATACTTTAAAGCTTCAGAAATAAATAACTATGGGTATGCTACAACTCCGGACATTGATAAAAATATCACAGAATTAATTGTGCGAGTAAGCGTGGTTAGGGGAGCTTGGGGTTTCCCAATGTCCGCGACTTCAGGATTAAGAAACATTGCTGATCAAACTCGTATTAATCCAATAAACCCAAAATCAAATCATTTAACTGGTAAAGCTGTGGACATTGCAGATACAGGTGTTCTTTGGCTATGGTCTTTGAGGAATCTGCAGTTATTGAAAGATACTGGGCTTTGGCTGGAGCATTTTAATTGGACTCATCATCCAGCAGGAAATGGTTGGGTTCATTTTCAGATAGTCGCTCCAATCAGTGGACATAGAATTTATGTTCCATCAAGTGCTCCTGCGTTAAGTAATGTATGGAATGGAAAGTACGATTCAAAATTCGATGGATTCGATAAAAGTTTTTGAACCATGGAATTTCGTTTGTTTTGTTGGTTCTTTAATAAGAATTAATAGTATACTATAACTTTGAGAGAGGAATTCATGAACAAAATCTCTTGGGCAGAAATTCAGCATCTCCTTCCTAAAGAAGCTAAAACCCACGAACAAGAATTTAAACAACTTTTTAAACGCTTCGGAGCTGAAGAATTATCAGTCAATGATATTGATTTAGTTCTGAATGAGAAGAGTTTGGATACTGTTACCGTGGCTGATGTTTTAAAAATAGCTAGCTTCGATAGGTATTTCTATGATTCCCTTGGTCAAATCATTGGACGTATAGAGACGGACGACAACGGCGATTCCAGGGCATATGATAAATCAGGTAACTATGTAGGACAAACTAGTGCTGGAATGACCCTTAACGCAGCAGGAGAACTCGTCGCCCAAAGTGACGTCCTTTCTAGTTTGTTTGTAAGAGAAGAAAGAATTGTTGGAAGCGTCTGTGTGGAAGATCTGATTAAAGAAGATTTAATGGCTCCAGTATCTATCACAGTTGCACACGTAATCGAAGGAATTGGAATCGATTATCTTGAATTGGAAGATGAGCCCACGCAAGAATATGTTCCAGTAAGTAAAGGTCGTGGAAAATTCAAAGTATATGATATTGTAATGACCCCATTCGGTAGAGGTAGAATTATCACTAAACAAACAGAGGACAAGCCCTATACTTATGGTGTTAAAATTACCTCTACGGATGAGCTTGAAATTGTAGACGAAGATGATCTAAAAATGATCAAAGAAGAAGTGGTCATGAACGAGCTTCAAACTCAACAAGGCTATAGTCTAGATAACGTAGTTGGGGTCAAAGATCTAATACGTCTAAGCATGGAGAAGTCGGCTTTAGATATTGAATGGATAAGAGCAAAATGGGATGATGAATCTAAAAAAGTAATGGATCAGTTAGCAAAAGAGAGCCAAGACTTTGCTGATGATCTTGAAGCTGGTCATATTCCATTATTGGAAGAATACTCGTTACATGACCTCAAACGTGTTACTTCCCCTTATATGCAGGGTAGCATTGACCAGGATCAGGCAGAAAAGCTTCTACGAGATCTAATGTATCAATTTAGAGCTAAGCTGTATTCTGATTATGGGCTAACTGTAGATCAAGCACGTAAAGACAAAGAAAAAGAAGAAGCTAAAGAAAAAGAAAGCCGCTTTGAGAAGGATCTTCCAGCTTACGGGGTGGCAGATATCTATCCGTACTCGGGAACAGGTGCAGGAATGCCTTCTAGTGGCGATCTTACGCGTATCATTAACGATGCTCCATCTAGACAAATTAGATTGAAGTAAGCAGATGAATCCACAAATAAAGATATCTTTAAGTCCGATGGAGAAATATTTTATGGGCGCTAATGAATTGAGCACAAACACAAATACAGAGAAAACGACAACTACAAGGGCATTGGTATCTGCAAACGCATATAAAGTTTTAGAGAAGAGATATCTTGCAAAAGATGATGCTGGTAAAGTTGTAGAAACTCCTCAACAGCTCTTTCAACGGGTAGCAAGTAATATTGCAAAAGCTGAAATGAGTTATTCCAACGATGCAGAAATTACTACATCAGCCTATTATGATTTTTACAATGTTATGGCGAATCTAGAATTTCTTCCAAACTCACCTACCCTGATGAATGCTGGTAGGGAACTTCAGCAACTCAGTGCATGCTTCGTTCTTCCAGTAGAAGATTCTATGGTGGGAATTTTTGATGCCATAAAGAATGCAGCAATCATACACAAGTCGGGTGGTGGCACGGGTTTCTCTTTTTCACGTTTAAGACCAAATGGATCTTATGTTCGTAAAACCGGTGGGGTAGCATCAGGACCAATTTCCTTTTTAAAAGTATTCAATCAAGCTACTGAAGCAGTAAAACAAGGTGGTCGACGTAGAGGCGCCAACATGGCAATTCTTAGGGTAGATCATCCAGATATTTTAGAATTTATTAAATGCAAGGACAATACCAAAGACCTTACCAATTTTAATATTAGCGTTGCTATCACAGATGAGTTTATGAATGCTGTTGATCAGAACCTGGAATACTCTTTGATTCATCCAAAAACAAAAGAAGAAGTCAAACGATTAAGAGCAAGAGAAGTCTTTGACATGATTGCAAAGCAAGCCCATAAAAACGGGGAGCCCGGATTATTCTTTATTGATAAAGCTAATGCAACAAATCCTGTTAAGCATGTTGGAATGATTGAAGCTACGAACCCATGTGGGGAGCAGGAACTTATTGCAAATGACGTTTGTAATCTTGGTAGTATTAATCTTGAGCAGCACCTTCAATACAGCGATGTATCAGGAATTGTCATTGGAGTTGATTGGGAAAAACTGGCTAAGACCACAAAGATTGCAGTAAGATTTTTGGATAACATTATCGATATGAATTGTTACCCATTACCAGATATTGAGACTATGGCAAAAGGAAATCGTAGAATTGGTCTTGGTATAATGGGATTTGCTCGAATGCTTTATCGTCTTGGTATTAGATATGATAGTGTCGAAGGATTGCAGGCTGCCGCAAGTATTATGTCGCATATTCAAGATGTAGGGCATGCCGCTTCAATGGAGCTGGCTGAAGAACGAGGAACATACTTAAATTGGGAAGGTTCTGAGCATCAAAACAAAAATAAAAGAATGAGAAATTCTTATGTTACAACGATTGCTCCAACTGGAACAATTAGTATGATTGCTGATACGTCGTCAGGGTGCGAACCAGAGTTTAGTCTAATATGGTACAAGAATGTTATGGACGGACAGCATCTTCCATACGTTCAAGAATACTTTATCGAAGTAGCTAAACAAGAAGGGTTCTGGTCAGAGACTTTGTTGGATAAGATTGTTGCAAATCATGGGTCAGTTCAAGGGCTAGAGGAAGTTCCAAAGAAATGGCAAAATATTTTTGTTACTTCTCATGATATACATCCATTGGATCATGTTAAAATGCAAGCCGCTTTCCAGCTCTATGTAGATAGTGCCGTATCTAAAACAATTAATATGGCAAAGTCAGCAACTGTGGAAGATGTTAAACAATCTTATATGCTTGCTTACAAACTAGGATGCAAAGGCATTACGGTTTATCGTGATGGCAGTAGAGAGGAACAGGTTATGAATTTAGGAGTAAGCATTAAGAACGAGGTAAAAGAAGTTCCTACAAATGGCAATGGTAGTGGATCCGCCCCGAATAGTTCTTTTCCTTTGATTCAGATAAAACCCAGACCAGAAATTATGAAAGGCTGCACAGTTAAAAGAGAAACTTCGTGTGGGCATTTGTATCTGACTGTTAACGAGGATGAGACGGGAAAACCTTTTGAAGTATTTTCAACGATGGGGAAAAGTGGTGGATGTGAAGGTTCTCAGAATGAAGCCGTGGCAAGACTCATTTCTTTGGCTTTGAGAGCTGGAGTTGATTACCATGAAATTGTTAAACAGTTGATTGGCATTAGATGTAATAAGCCTTTTGGATTAGGAGAAGCAAAAGTTGAATCCTGTTCTGATGGGGTAGCAAAGATGATGTTAAGTTACTACCACAAAACAAGGCAAGAAGAGGTTCGTAAAGTGCTAGTAAAAAATAAGATTACAGCTTCATGTCCAGATTGCGAATGCGAGTTAGAAATTAGCGAAGGATGTGAAAAATGTAGGTTCTGTGGGTACTCTCGTTGTGGATAGCTGCTAATGAAATTAAAGCTTGGGTCGAATGCTTTTTTTAATGTCGGCGTTGTAGTTCCTAAAAGGTCTTCTCACTCTGATACCCAAGGAGAAGGAGTTAGAAGATGGGTTTCTCTACAAACCGACTTAACTCAGTTAGAGATTCAGCTTTTTACATCGATTAGTTACTTTTGTGATCTTCATGGGTATTTTCATTTAAGTGTTTTTGATATAAAAAAGTTAGTAAATTGGGAAACTAAAGAAGTAGTACGTATTTTAATCGAGTTAAAGAAAAAACGATTCTTAACTTTTTATTTTAATTTGCCAGAAAAACCTAGTAGATTATGTTTAGAATTAGTTCGATTGTTTAGAAGTAAGGTTAAAAATAGGATACTTAGGAAAACAAATGAGCTGGGAGCAAATCAAGTTACAAAAGTTTAATGAAGAGATTCATAAACTCGTAAATGAGAGTCCATGTGATAATTGTGGGGAGACGGAACATACCTGGTATTCACATCAATCCTATACTATTCTATGCCCTATTTGTAAAGACATGGTTCAACGAATCTGCGAAAATAGAAATAAAAGAACCGTAAGAATAGAACAATTAAGACAGGATATGATGGAGTAGTGCCTTGGATATAATTGAAGCAATCATACAAGCTGCTCGAGAACGTAAATTACTCAGAATTCAGTATAAAAAGCTCAACAACGAGGTTACTGAGCGCGATGTAGAAGTTTATGAAATAAAGGATGGAACACGTCTCTACGCGTGGGATATTGCCAAAAACGACCATATCAGACAATTTATTATAACTGGAATTCTACAAGCGGAAGTGCTTGATCAAGTATTCGAGCCTCGATACCCAATTCTAATTGAGTAAAGGAAAGTATGTCAGACGGAAATAAAAAGAAAGGGTCAACTGATAAAAAGTTTGATCCTAATAAAATAATTGATTCTTTAATCGATGCTCAAAACAAGAGAATGGCTGGAGCTTCGGGAAGGCCTAGAATAGCGGCAGACCCGGGATTTTCATTTACCCTTCCAATGCCATACCAACCAGAGTTTGCCTCACCGGAACGTGTGCAGTGGCCTATTGATAGGCTACAACAAAATCGGTACTGGAGATTATTCTATAAAACGGATCCAGTTATTTCTACATGTGTAGATATGTTCTCTGAAATTATAGGAACAGAATTTACAATGTCAGGGGAAGGAGTTGAGAAAGAGGTTAAGAATACTTACGAGTACATGATTGAGAAAACGCAGATCATGGCTCTCTTTCCCTACTTCATAAGAGAATTTTTGGTTATGGGAGAGGTAATACCTCATCTCGTTTTTGATAAGAAAAAAGGTATTTGGACAAGTTTAATTTTTCATAATCCCGATCAGATAAAGGTTATCTCTTCTCCTTTTATTGGATTAGATCCAATTCTTGAATACACTCCTGATGAGACCTTGAGAGCCATGGCAAGATCAACTAATCCAATGATACAAGAGTACATGAATAAATTGCCAGCTGAAGTCTCAGATGCTATTTTATCCGGTAGTAATCTTCCTCTTAATACTAGTCTAAATGTTAGCTTTCTAGCGAGAAAAACTCATCCGTATGATACTCGTGGTACTAGCATCTTTACCAGACTTTATAGAATTCTGATGTATGAAGATGCTGTAGCCAATGCTTCCATCGCAACAGCTAGAAGACACGCTGGACCGCTGAAGATTGCAAAGTTAGGGGACAAGCAATTAGAATGGGTACCAGAAGCATCTTACCAGGACAAGATCATACAGTTACTTACCGTAGCAGAACAAGATCCTCATTCATTTTTAATCCTACCATGGTTCGTAAACTTCGAAGCCTTTGGTACCACAGATAAGATGATGAACATTGGTAGAGAATGGGATGTGATCGAGCGTATCAAGCTGACTGCCCTAGGAGTAAGCCAAGGTTTCTTGCATGGCGAGTGTTTTGCAAAAGGGACTAAAATTTTAATGGCTGATTATCTAAATAAATCGATTCAAAATGTCAAAGAAGGAGATTATGTTTTAGATAGAAACGGGGCTTCTCAAAAAGTTTTAAAATCATGGAAATCTGAAACTCCAGAAAGATTAGTAAAAATTGATTTATGGGGAGGAAAATCTTTATTAGTTACAGAGAATCATAAGTTTCCAGTTTGGGCATGGCAAAGAACTTGTGGTTGCGGCTGCGATAAAAAAATGGCTCCTGATCAAATGTTTGCTCAAGGACATTTCTTAAAGGTTACTAAAGGAAATACTTTAAAGAAGCCAGAATTTATTAGCATACAAGCTGCTGAAGAAGGAAATAATAAAAGAAAAATCATTTTGAAAACTTATAATCCTTATCAAAAATTAGAAGCTAAAGATATTTGCCGACGCGATTTTTTGCTAGTTCCTAGAAAATTTGATGAAATTGTCCCGAAGGTCTCTTTAGATTATGCCAGATTACTAGGTTTTTATGTAGCAGAAGGATGTTATATAGATCCTAACAAAGCTTCAAAGTACAATAGTATTCAATGGACTTTTAATAAAAAAGAAAAAAATACTTACGCTGAAGAAGTAATGACGGCAGCTAGAAATTTAGGAATGAAATTTTATTTAACAATTGATGATCTTAATAATACATGTCAAGTGAATGCAGTTAGAAAAGGATATCAATTGTTTTATGAGTGGCTTTTAAGCAACGGAGGAAGGTATTCTCATGAAAAACAATTTAGTTCTGAAGTAATGAGATGGCCTTTGATTTACAAAGAAGAGTTAATAAGAGCTTTGTTCAAAGGAGATGGGTGCAGAAGTACTTCTCTAAGATTAGACAAGCAAAACAACAAAATTTATCCAGATTTTGTTGTCCAGTATGGAACTGTTTCGGAAGTGTTAGCTGATCAGATAGGTACCTTATTGGCACATTTAGGTATTTATGCTTCCTTATATTTTACTCCTTTAGAAAAGTTAGGCAAAGCACATAAACACGATGTTTACAATATTAGTTGTTATGGTACTCAGGCTCGAAAGGTAGCAAAACTTGTATGGGGGGACGACGTCAAGCCAGCAAAAAATTCAAGAAATAAATATTGGGTTGATGAAAATTACATCTATGTTCCGGTAAGGAAAGTTAGTATTATACCTAATGTAGAACGTATTCCTGTTTATAATCTTACGGTTGATGAAGATCATAGTTATATTGCTGAAGGAGTAGCTACCTATAATTCAACTTATGCGTCGATGAAAGGGAATATGCAAACCCTTTTGATGCGCTTAGCTGGGCTAAGATCCATGTTTGAAAGTGCCTGGTGGAAGCCAAAATTCTTTAGGCCTATTGCTGAAATGAATGAGTTTGTCAAGCCTACCAAGGCAGAGGTTAGTCATAAACTTAAATTTAGAAGAAGTAAAAGGGAGTTGATTGAGGATGATCGTTATATCATTCCTACCCTACAGTGGAAGAGATCATTAGATCCCAGAATCGATGCAGAACTGCTTGATGCCTATGAGCAAGTTATCGGCCGTTTGAAATTCCCAATTAGTAAGACGACAGTTTATTCTGCTGCCGGATTGGATATAGAAGAAGAACAGCGTAATATGGCTAACGAGAAGAAAAATGAAGTTGAGTTAGCAAAAGAGATGGGCGTTACTACAGAAACTCTTACGGGAGAAGAACCTGCCGCTGCAGGTGGTGGTGCGGGTATGCCTGCTGGTGGAGAAGCTGGTGGAGAAGAGGTTCCTCTAACCCCAGTTGAAGAAGCTGCTTCTAAACGTTCCAAAACAGCTGAACTAGATATTGGAATGGAGGATGATGAGTATAATAGTTTAATCGATTTGATACACGGCAAAAAAGCATCTGCCTTTTGGAAACCTATTTTGAAAAAGAATGAGAAGGTAGAAGACTTTTCTAAAAGGTTTGATTGGGATAGGGTAGAAGAATTTTTGGATGGGAATGATTTTACTCCAGCTCAGGTTCAGGCGCTCAGACAGAAGTTATTGGATGAGAATTTAGTAACTTCAACAAGAGATGAGATTATCAATTCCATGGTTGCTTCCCTCGACCCTGATAGTTCAGACGAAGAATTAAATAGAATTTCAGATATAGTTATACAGTCCAATAAAAGAATCAAGCAAAAGAGTGCCTCAAACGATTTATTTTTTGCAGGTGAAGGAAATAAGCATCATTTAAATGGAAATGAAAAGAAAGGAGGTTAGTTATGGTTATGAAGAGAACTGGAAAGTCTACAGTGATTGCTGTTGGAGAGGCTGAAACAGAAGTTGAAGAACAAACTCAAACTCAAACTCAAACTCAAGAATCTTCGAAGAGCAATAGCAAGGGCGGGTCTAAATCATCTTCGAGTAAAATAAAAATCAAGATGAAACAAAAATCAATTGATTTTTGACTTTTTGAATTTTGAATTTTAGTGGTTTTTAAAACGAACTCCCTTTAAAATGGATTTAAATTGATTCATTTTAAAGGGAGTGCCTAGTGAGTTTTTTTAAATCTGCAAAGACAGAAATTCTTTCTTTCACAGATAATTTAACAAATCCTTCTATAATTAGTAAATCTGCTAGTATTCAAAAGATAGCTAGCTTCTATAACGACAATCCTCCTGTAGCTGAAGATATAGCTTCCAAATTAGAATCTGTCGCTGAATCCTATTCTATTAGCACTAATCCAAAAGATTATGTTTATGTTGCTGTAAGAGCCCTTACAGCAGATCTTCCAAATGAAAATTTTGATGCTTTCTCCGAAAAGGAGCTTTTGAGGTTCGAACCTAAGTTTGGATGTAAGGTTTATCAAACTTTTAAAATGAAACCCCATCATGTCAATCATCGTTCTGCTGATCCTAAACAAGCTCGTGGTGTTATTCTTGACGCTCATTACAATACCAAGAACGAAAAACACTTTCCAGAAATTCTTATTGCAGTAGACAAAACCAAAGACAAAAAATTGGCAGAAGGAATTGTGAGTGGGGATATTCCCGGGTTTAGCATGGGATGCACAGCTGATTGGACTATTTGTGCCGTTTGCGACCATAAGGCATCTTCTCCAGCAGACTTTTGTAATCATATTCGTTTCCACAAAGGAAAAGAAATTAACAGTAAAGTGGCTTTTGAATGGTGCGAAGGAGTTTGTTTCGAAGAGGAATCAAGCGTAGATGATCCAGCGGACAAAGAAGCTTTAACACAAGAAGTTATTTTGGCAAGCAAAGGCTTAAGTAAAGATTTACAGATGGAAACTGAGTTTTTGGCATTGAATACGAAGGTCAACCAACTTAACGCGGGATTAAATAAAGTGATTGATAAATTAGATGGTAAGAGTACCCCGCTTTTAAAGGCGGCTTCGAATTCAAAGAAAGCTAATCCTCTTATGGTAGCTCCAGAGCAAGAGGAAGAGTCTGACGTAGAAAAGAAAAAGACCAAGAATTTTGAAAAGTATACGAAAGATAAAAAAGAAGAAGATGAAAAACAGATGTCTGGCACTGAGTATGGTGTAATTCCGGACATGGAAACAGAGAGAGGGCGAGGAGTGGAAAACACAGCTAAGAAATCAGAAGGTATTAAAATGGCAAAAAATCCTTATCTGAAACAAGCTCTTGATTCTGCTGGTAAAGAGTATTGGAGTAAGTATTTGGCAGATTATGGGAAAGATATAACAAAGGATGTTAAAAAGAAAAAGCTTTCTTCTGAAACCAAAAAAGCTGATTCAGGCCAAATGTGGAAAGGTACAGCTAAAGGTGGTGGTAACCCTCCAGCTGAATTCAAGATTGATAGAAAACCGGGAAATCCTCCTGCGGAGTTCAAATTTGCTGGATTGTACAAGGATGTTGAGATTTACCCTTCTAAAAAATCTTATCTGCTTGTTGCCAAATCCAAATGTCCTATTTATTTGATTTCTTGTAAGGATGAAAAAGTCAATCTTAAACATGCTGCTTCAGATATTTTGAAATCAGTAATCACTGTAGGATTGGCTTCAACAATGAAGAAGTTCGAAGCCATCCAACTTAAGTCCTACACGCCTACTTTCAAACCTTCGCTTGTAGAAGAGTTTTCAAGCGATGTTCGGGATAAGAGTTTAAGAACTAAGCCTACGGAAGGCGTCAATGAAGATGGAGTTGTTGACAAAGGTAAACCTTTTATGAAAGGTAAATTCAGAGAAGATTCTGTTGATGCTGACGGGGTTAATACAGTTAAGCTCTCTTCTGCCGAGATGAATAGGCGGATTACCGCTATGCAAGATCTTATGCAAATGATTGACGATGAGCAATCTAAAGGAACAGCTCAAGAAGAGATTGTAAAGATGATTGATACCTGGATTGAGAATTGGGATAAATCAGGACGTCCTGCAATCACACCAGGTTCAGGAACATCAGTTGTACCTGGAGCTAGCCCCGGAACTACTTCTGCAACTCCTGCTGGACCAATGGCACGTGTGCAAAAAAAGAAAGCGAAAGAAGCTGGATCTCAGGATAGAGCTTTGTCAGATCTTGCTAACCAGGATAGATTTAAAAAGGAAGAATCTGCCCCGGTAACAGCAGATGGTACTGACGATCTTGCTAAAATACAAAGAGATACCACTAAGGCAGATGAAATATGGTCGGCAGGAAAAGACGATTTAAACATTACTCGTAAGCAAGTGGTAGATCTTAAAGCAGAAAAAGAAAATCCATATTCTAAGGCATCTAGCAGACCTAGAATTTCTTACGAGACCAAAGAAACAGCAGTGAATGAAAAGAACTGGAAAGAAGTTTCTGATAAGAAATGGAAAGCTATCCAGAAAGCAGAAGTAGAACGTATTCAAAAGGAAAGTTCAAAACAAGTGCAAGAGTTTAAAACAGCTTTCAGACAGAGGCTTGTCAGAGCCTTGAAATTAGCTTCCATGCGTTCTGATTTAAACCTGATTGAAAGTCCATTAAAAATGCATCTGGCAGATGTTTTAATCGAGGAAAATGGGGACTATACAGGTATGGATACTGAGTTAGCCACCAATTTAATTGAGAATGCCTTTGCTAGTACAGGATCAGCCCATATTGAATATCTTTTGAAGGAAGCGGAATCCTACATTGATATGCCAGAAGAAAGCTTCTTAGCAATTGAAGAAGATACAAAGAAGTTGAATTTGGTGCTTCCTGTAGCAGATGTGACGGATCGTCCAGGAGGAGAGTTCCCAATGTCTCTTGGAGAAGGTGAGGAAGGATTTTTAGATGAATCCGAACCGGGATTAGACCTTGGTATGGAAGAGGAAGAAATAGGTTCCCCGGCAGAAGAGCTTGCAACTAAAGCTTCTAAATCTAATCCAGTTTTTACACCTCATGATAGTTCAACGGTTGGTAGATTCAGTGAGTTGAAGGGAATTTTTAGGAATCGTTTTAAGTAATAAGTTAGACGATTAGGAACAGGAACAGGTGCAGGTAAGGACAAGAAACAAAAACGAACGAAAACGAACGAATCGAAAAGAACAATAGAAGGAGTATAAAGAAATGGCAATCGATCTTAAAAGAAGTTTCATCGGTAGGGAAGTTGGAAATAAAACGGTAGAACCAACTACCTCTTTCAACGCGGGTATGATTGGAACTATCAATTCTTCTGGCAATGTTGCCGTCTGTGATTCTACAGCAGTGCCGGCAGGTATCTTGAAATGGAATAAGACATCTACAGAGTATGGTGTAACTGTTGATGAGCCAGTGGTTATGAATACGGATGGGACTACTGCTTCTAATCTGAAACATGCCAATGTTTCTAACGTTAAAGTTAGAAGTGTTGCTGGTGGTGGTACAACCTATATCTTGACTACAGACTATACTGTTAACGCTGTTAATGGTACAGTTACAAGGGTGGCAACCATTACTTCTGGTGCCACTGTGTATATTTCTTACACCTACCAGTTAACGGCAAATGATCTGGCTTCCAATGTTGCCGCTCCTGGTTATACCGGTCTTAATTTTCAATTAAGCACGGATGACACTCAGGGAAGTAACAAGATAACGCTGATTCAAGGGGTTAGCACAGTCTACACAGACCAGTACGATACCTCTAGAAACTATGCGATTAACGACGTGTTGTATTGCACTTCTGCCGGGATCTTTATCAACACTCCGGTTGGACCAGCATACAAGTTTGGAAGGGTTATCTCCGTGCCAACAGCATCTGATCCATTTCTCGGCGTAGAAGGTAACTTTATTCAAGATAGATAATCTGATTTCAGGCTAGACTAGTCTAGTCTAGACTAGCCTGGGTTGGATTAAGACAAATTGAATTCAAAATGAACCAAGAAAAGAACGATTGAAAATGAAAAGGAGTTTATAAAAATGTTAAAAACCAATCCGTATAGGAAAGCTGCTAAAAAGGCAACCATTCCTAGCAAGACAAATGAAAAAGTATTTGATGAAGCTGGAAAATACAATCCAAGACCTATTGGAAGAATGAGAGGCGATGGTAAAATAGTTGCTGCAAAATCTGGTCGGATGTTTGACAAGTCAGGGCAGGTCAACGCATACGACAATAAAGATTTGCTTCAGCAGGTTGCCTATCTTCTCCAGAATGTAACAAAAGAGAATCCAGTTCCAAAAGAAGCCATGAGAAAAGAATCTGCTCTTTCTAAATCTGCAAAACAGAGAGCAATCGTGGCGGCTTTCAAAGATCCAACAGGAGAAGGATTCCATATGATTGGCCAGGAATTACTTGCTCCAATCAAGGAACTCATCGACTATGAAGGTTGGGCAAGAAAGTGCTTGAGAGTTCGGCCTTTAGCTCAGGGTGAGATCTTCCGTTTGACGAAAGACGTTGCATATCAAACGGTTTCCTGGGTTATCGGACAGGATGGTATGACTCCTGAATCAAGGGTGATTGGTCGGTATGTTGTCGGTCCAGAATTCAAAGTGACCGCCTTCGTAGATATCGATATCGCTGAGATCTACCAAATGCAGTTCGATGGACTCGATCGGGCACAAGACCTGGCCAGACAGGACATCGAAAGAAAAGAAGATCAGGCTTTCATCACGGCACTAGACAAAGCTTCGACCACTTACAATTCAATTACCTACTTCTCTAGCTTATCAGTTTCAGCTTTTGAAGATGTCCGGTTTCAGGTTGAACGTAACCGGTTGGTAGTTGATAAATTTCTCATTAACCGTCAAGAGTTGTCTGATGTTGTTAAGACAATGTCCGGGGCGGTTGATCCAGCCACTCAGAGAGAGTTGATCCTTTCTGGGTACATTGGAAATATTTTAAATACCCAGATCGTAACATCAGCGGGTACAGGAACTTTCGAAGTTGTCCCTGCTGGAAAGATCTACGCGGTTCCAGCAGCGGAATATCTTGGAGACATGGGTATTCGTATCGATCTGTTCTCAGAGCCCTACAACAGATATGCAGTTGGAGAAACTGTTAAGGGCTGGGCCCTGATCGAGCAAATTGGATACATTCTTCCGAATGCTCGTGCAGCTGCAAAAGGTAGCAAATAAGTAAGTAGTAAAAGTGGTTTATCTAGGCCCAACAAGGTAGGTACTCTTAAAGTGGGTACCTACCTTGTTTTCTATCACCACAAAATGGAAAGGAGGAAATCTAACGTCTTTCCATACCTGTTTATCTAATGGTAGGTAAACAGAGGTCAACCAGCAATCTGAGGAGACATTCTATGAATGGTCCCTCCAATAAAAACAAGGAGGTTCTTGTTCTCGATGGAGATGGAAAGTATCTTTTACCAACTACACCTGCACTTGCTCGTAAGCTGCTAAATGAAGGCAAAGCAAGGGTAGTATCGAAAGATCCTTTTTCAATTTCCTTATTCAAGAACGTAGAATCCCCAAACACATCACGGAGGTATGAAACAATGAAGGCAATCAACTTACATGAGTATTTTAACGTATCAAAAGCAGTTTATATTCAAAACATCAGTGACCCTATTGGTGTTATCAGTTTAACGTTCAAAAAACTCAACGGGGAAATTATTCCCTGCCCAATTCTCTCCTCAAGAAATCCAATTATACTAACTGATAAAGTAGCGTTTGAAGATATCAAGGAAAGTATCGAATTTAGGACCTATCTTCGCGCTAATAGTTATGGACCTGCCAAGTTACAGCTTTTAACGGAGGAAGAGTTCAACGGTTATTATGACCGAAGAGCTAAAGAAATAGGGGCATCCACTTCAGAACTTATTGAAGAAACGCATAGGAAAGCAGAAAGCATTGCGGCAAGAGAGAAAATCGTTACAGAGAAAGAGGCGTTTGTGGATCCAAGAACTATGGATCACTCTATCCTTGAACCTGAAGTCAACACAAGAGTTATTTCTACCTGTCAGCAACTGGATCCTTCTAATCCAAGCAAAATTAGTGCAAGAGATGCCATTGACACCTTTAATTCTTTGAATATGACTCAGGTGGATTATGATTATATTTTATCAAATTGCTTTGACAGATTAGAAAAGAATAATGCAGTTATTCGGAAGTGGGCTATGGGCAGGTTGAAGGATATAAATGGTCCTTCGATGGCTCATTCTGAAATTATCATGCCACAGCAGGAAACAGAGCAATTACAAAAGGATCTTAATCCACCAGTACAACGGACACAAACCAAAGAGAAGAAAGCCGCTCCTCAACAAAAAGAGCTAAATCAAGCTAGAGTAAAAGTAGGCGCCGGTGCGAGTAAGTAGTAGAGAGTAGAGAGTAGGTGCGTGCGTGGAGGATCTGGAAATGGTTGAACCCGTAGTGGTTAAAGAAGTATTTGAACTACCTTCTTTAACAGAGAGGAACATTCTAGTAAAAATTCCAGATCGTTTCCACAGAAATATTTTCTTGTGGATGCATTCAATTCGTCCAATTAGCTACGAGTATGATGTTCGTACGGAAAAGACTTCTCTAAAATTAGGGAAGTCTTTTCCGGAGCATTCTATTCCTTTTTTGGTTTTATACAAAGGCAGAGTTGATGCAGAAGATTCTTTTTTAAATATTCGGGTTAGGAATTTAAGCGAGAATAAAAATTCAATGTTTAGTTTTTTATTGTCTTTAGCTCAGGGGTGATATAAAATGCATGCTTATTATAAAAGTGCCAGAGTAACGATTGGTGCTGGAGCCAATACCGTTGTAACCGATGATTTACACGAAACTCCATTTAAAAATTTGAATGTATGGGTAAGACCAGCAGATAGTACTACTACGTATTCTTACAAGGTAGATTACGGTGGGCAAACTCAAGCATCTGGATCTGTTTTAGGTGGCAAAGTTCAAACTTATAACGATACTCAGATTCAGCCTCCTAATCAAGCTAGCTCAAACTGGAGTCAGCAAGGATCCCAGAATGATCCATTCGCAGTGGGTCTTCCAATTAACCTTACTATTACAAACACTGGATCATTTTCGGCTGTATTTCTTGTGAGCTTTACTTCTGAAACGTTTAACCAGGTAACTGGTTGAAGCAAGGTATAATAGTTGGAGGTTCCCAATTAGCTCTACAGTACAGTTTAACTCTTCCAAAATAGTATTATTACATTGGTTTGATATACCGTCGGATACTTGGGTTCCGTTAAGTACTTTGAACCCTCTTCCAACTACTGGAGGTGGTGGTGGAACTGTAGTTGGTTCTTCTGCAGATAATTCCCCAAATACAACTACAAAACTTCCGGTCATTCCAGCTGTAGCAAATGCCGCAGCTCCAGTCTGGACTGAAGGGTATCAAGTTCCATTATCCGTAGACTTAACTGGAGCCCTTCGGGTTTCAGGAACATCAGGTGGTGGAATTGCCCAGCTCCAAGTAAGAAGTGGAGTGAATGCCTGGACTGATATAGGATACTTTGCAGGTGATCTAAATGTTCCAGTACAAGGCATAGTTACTGCAAATGCTGGAACAGGAAATTTTACTGTTGTCCAACCAACAGGAGCCAATCTTCATGTTGTAGTAGATTCTTCTGCCCTTGTTCAAGTACAAGGAACAGTAACAGTTGTTCAACCTACAGGAACAAGTCTTCATACAGTTTTAGATTCAGGAACTCTTACTGGAATTACAAATCCAATTCATGTTATTCCTGATACATCAGCAGTTGTAGTTCAAAACTTTCCTAGTACCCAGACTATACAAGGAACAGTAACAGTTGTTCAACCTACAGGAACAAGTCTTCATACAGTTTTAGATTCAGGAACTCTTACTGGAATTACGAATACTGTTATTATTACGGGTACTGATGCAGATAATGCAGTTAACTCAACAACAAAAGTTCCTACAATCCCTGCTAGAGCGAATGCTTCTTCTCCTGCATGGACTGAAGGTCGTGAGGCTCCCTTATCAGTTGATTTAACAGGGGCATTAAGAGTAACGGGTTCATCAGGTGGTGGTATTGCTCAAATGCAAGTTCGAGATGCTGCAAATGCTTGGACAGATATAGGATATTTCGCTGGCGACCTAAATGTGCCAGTACAAGGCACAGTTACAGTAAATGCTGGTACCGGAAATTTTAATGTTGTTCAACCTGCCGGAACAAATCTTCATGTTGTAGTTGACTCATCAGCATTGGTTGATGTTCAAGGAAATGTTACTGTTATTGGAACTGCATCTGATAATTCAATAAATAGTCTTTTGAAGTTACCAGTAATTTCAGCAAGAGCAAATGCTGCATTTCAAGTTTGGACAGAAGGAAATCAAGTCCCTCTTTCTACAGATTTAAGTGGCGCCGTTCGTATGCTCGTAACACAAGGAAGCAATGTTGCGATTGTAAAAACAACATCGCCAGTAGGAACAGATGCACGATTAGTTGTTGGCAATATTCCTAGAAAAGAGACCCAAACATTAACGACAACACCTCTTGCTGCTCTTGCTGAATATAATTCTGGGTGGTTTGATTCTCAAGCAAGTGGCACAGTCTATGTTACTGCATCAGCTCTTAGTAATGTAGCTTCGATACAAATTAATGGGTTTATTATCGAACAGTCTGATGTAAATAATGATGAAAATATGGTATCAATTATTGAATCACATGGAGTAGGTTCTAATGAATTAAAAGTAATTATTGCGGAAATAAGCCAACGTTATTGGAGAGTACGATATTTTAATAATCAAGTGGCTCAAACAAGTTTTAAGCTTACTGTAACTGAATCTGTTATAGCGCATATTGCAACTAATCTTAATCATGAGGACACACCTGCTGGTGTGTATGTACCAGAAAGTTTAGTTGGTCTTATTGGAGGGCAGACTACAAACAATTATTATAGGGCACTTCGTATGGATAATGATAATCGTTTGATTTCAGGACTGCCTGATCTTTATTCGATGTTTAATGAAATGTTAAAAGAGCTTAAACTTATTACTTTACATCTACATAATATTACAGAAGAAGAAATCGATACCTACGACGTGGAGGGAGTTGGTTAAATGCCCGATAGTATAAAATCAGGATACTCAGGAAATCTTGCGACTGTTGATGAAGAAGGGAGACTGTCTGTAAAATCAACAGCAATATCTGAAGCTGCTGCAGAGGCAATTATTGGAAAATGTTTTATTATTAATACTGGAATTATTGCTCTTACAACAACAGGATCATATAGCGGTCTGCTCTATATTAAAAATTTAGCGAGTTCAGATTTATTTATACATTTGGTAGAATTCAATGGAACGCAGATGGCTCAATGGCAAACAATTAAAACGCCAACAACAGGAACATTGATTTCTGGCGGGACTGCGATTGTTGGGTATAATGCAAACATAGCTTCAGGGGTCTCATTAAATGCAACATTATTAAAAGGGGCAGATACTTCTACCGTAACTGATGGGACAGCTATTTTAGATTGTATTACACCTATTGGTATGACACCGAGTTCATTTAGAGATGTTTTAATAGTGTCGGTAAATAAAACAATTGCTTGGACAGTTAAACCATCTGCAGCAGGAAATTTTAGTATAGTAGCAATTGCATATTATGATTAAAGGATTGGTGAGAAAACCACTGAGTCTTTAGCTCACGATTAAAGGAGTAGTTTAATATGTATATTAATGGACCATCAGGAAAAGTAGCAGATATAACGCCAGATTTTAGATTACGTACATTGTCATTAATTGAGCCTTTAATGCATGGAATGGCGGAAGCTGGAAAGGCATGGACAGTTCCTATAACTGCCGCAGCATCAATTACTGATACTCCATTTTTCTTTTTTAATAATTTATGGGATGTTCCATTAGATTTTCATGCTTTATTAATATCAAGTTCTAGCTCTGGATTAGCTACTGTTGAATATGGTCGTACTTATACGTCTGGCGGCACAAGTAGAACTACCGTAGCTCAATTAAATACATTATCTGCCAATACGCCAACATTTCAAGCATATTATGGAACATTAGTACTTGCGGGTACAAATACAGATGTTGTTTATGCCAGAGTTCCAGTAGATACCCCAATTGATCTTCTTGCTGGGTTACAAGCATTTCAAGTTTTTGCTGGCGGTATATTTGCAGTTAGGTTTAAAGCAGATGCAGGAACACCGACAGTAGCATTGACCTCATATCTTCATGGACCTGAACCTTGGTCAAACGACTAATATATGTTAAATATTAATATTCAAGATCCAAAAGATACAAGTAAAAAGGCAGGGGTTGATAGTGACGGTTTTTTGCAAGTTATTGGCGCATCATGGCCACTTGCAGGTTTTAGCCCAAGAATATACCCGTATCGGCAACAAATGACATTAAACGGCGTTGTCGGCGCATCAAGCGATATGAGAGTTAATGGGTCTGTAACAAATCAAATATTTGCTTTACCTCGACCTGCTACAACTTTAAATGAGGATTTATATATAACAACATTATCTATAGTTATTGCAGATACATTACCAGCTTTAAATCAATTTGGAAATAAAACAGCAATGGTCACAGGATGTTTATTACAATACATAACAGCGTTAAGATCAACTGTTTTAAATCCCTCTTTAAAATCAAATTGGGATTTTGTACGTATGGCTCTTGGAAGTCCAGCCTTTGGCGCAACAACAAATGCTTTTTATGCTTCAAACGTTTCTGGTACATCTGAAGCATATATTCCAATTATGGATTTAACTAAATATTCGCCTCCATGGGGTATTCGATTATCAAGAAATACAACAGAGGCTTTACAATTTATTGTTAAAGATGATTTATCCGCGACAAGTACACGATATGTAACACAATTTGATATTGTTGCACTAGGGTTTACAAGGATATAATATGAGTATTCGTGCGACAAATTTAATAGCAGTTCCTAATGGGGTTGAGACATATCTAGTGGGTTCTGTAGGTACACTAATAATACCCACATCTCAAAAATTAAAAGATCTATTTATTAGCGCTTCTGTTATAGGTACATGGAGAATTTATATTAGCGCATTGAATATATTAAGTGATGGGACCTATGCAAATTCAACATTAATTTTTAGATTAGCTGCGAATAACCCATTTAAGTTGCCATTAAATGAAATAGGAATAAGAGGCATAGCAGTATCAATAACACCTGATGCAGCAGGTAATGCTTGTGCATTTGCATCATTAATACCATAAGGGAGACTTTATAATGGCAGTACCAGCAGCAAGTGGAATAATAAGAGTACCTTCAATACTATGTGTTACAGCGACTGGGGCCGCTGGGGCAGGTGTAACTGCAACACTAGCAGCTATCGCAAGTCAATATCATTTAATTACAAAGATAGTAATTCAAAAATTTGCGACTGCTCTTTTAACTGCAGCGGCAACTCCTGTAATTGTTACAACGACAAATCTTCCTGCTGCTATGACATTTAATTTTCCCGCAGATGCCGCTGCACAAGGGACATTAGTAACATTAGAGTTAGATTTTTCATCGCCATTAACATCAGCAGTATTAAATACGGCTACAACAATCGTATGTCCTGCTACTACAGCAATTATTTGGAATATTGGAGTGTATTATTATAGCACAACTTAGTAATCAAACAACAATCAATCAAACAAACGAAGGAGAACAAAATGAAAATATTAAAAAGTTTTTTCATAGGGTTGTTTCTGCTCACAGTAGTGGCCACTCCATCTTTTGCTTTCACTTGGAGTGATATTATGACCTTCAAATCATCTACAGAAGCTGGGTATACCCCCTCTACTGCTTGGTTAAAGAATACTAGTGTTGACCCACAAGCATTTTTAGCTACTGGGGTTTGTGGGCCTCATTTGTTAGAAGTTAGTCAAAGTAATGGTCGTGTTTTGGGGCAGTTACTTGCCTTCTGTGTTTTTGGTACAGCACCGATTGAAAGCTCCAGTGCTGAACAGAATCAGGTCGGTGGGGCAGGTGGGCTTCAAATTTTTAAAACCTTTGGATTTGAAGCAGGTATTGGAAGCGATGCTAAACGTGGAGGTCTAGTAACTTGGCTAGGATTCAATCCTATATCGAGCTTACAGTCTGCTATTGGAGCGGTTCAACCAAGTAGCTTAACGTTACCCAGTGGGGCAGTTATTCCTTAACATTGTAAAGCTAATATACCTAGGATGCTGTCTACCAGACAGCATCCTAGGTAGTTGATAGGAGGGAATTAAAATGATCGATCTTCAACACAGTCAAATTGTAATGGTTCTAGTTGCATCGGCAGGTCCATATTTAACTCAGTTTGTGCATTTTGGAATAGAATGGCTAACAAATTCAGTTCCATTTTGGATGAAACCTTTGTTACCAATTTTTATGGGCATGGTGGCTTCTTCAATTTCTAAGTATGCAGGGGTGGAGCTTCCACTTGGTCTAAGCCATATTTCAGAAGATCAAATAGTTCAAATTACTGGATCTGGGTATGTTCTTGGAACTATATCCGCACATCTGAATGATTTTTTGGATGGTCTAAAGAAAACGCATTCTCCTGATACAAATATGGGCAAGCTTTTGAATGCCCTGACTGGGGCACATACACCGAGCCAAATGAGGATGCATGTTAGACAGGCTCCAACGATTCCGCCTGCTGTTTAGATGGTAGATTAAAGAACGGTAATCAAAGTATATTACTGTAATAGGTTCATTTAGCAAGGATGGAAGGAAAAATAAGTATGTCGACTGATACCCCTCAAACTTCTGCAACAGAAGTTATCCCTCAATCTTTTTTATTTTCAATCGAATTTCGTGGAAAGCATTATGTAGGAAAAACCACAAATCAAAAAACAGCTGGAGGAGAAGTAATCGTCTTAATGGATGTAATCGAATTTTCTTTGTATGCTGATAAGAAAGGTGCCCACAGTTATTCAGGATGTTATCTTGGGGATCTTCTACCCTTGAAAACATCTGAATATCTTCTTCATCGTATCAATGAAAAAAGTCCGTTGTATATGGGATACTTTTCTACTTTAGCTGATATGCAAAAACAGAAAAATACCTTGGAGCAAATTCCAGCGTGAAGGCTATTAAAAGAAGTTTTAATATAGAAGGAACTGTAAAATCTTTAGTTGATGCCCATAATCAGTTAGGGGATTTAATAAACAAGCAGGTAATTCCTCTGCACAATGAGTTGGCAACTGGCACATCTTCAAGCATCGATCAAATAGCGGGGCAATTGCAAGAAATGGCAAGAGCTATTGATCAACTTCACGGACGAATTGGAAGACTTGAAAACGATGCTAAACTACACTCTTTTCATATGAACAAGATTCAAATTGAAAATACTGCTTTAAGAAAATGTTTAGCTGTCGCAGGAATAGATATCGAAAAGTTTAAGGACGTAGTAGACCAATTGTTAACTGAAGAATTTCTAGTTAATAGCGACTACGTTCCTGCAGGAAATGTTAAAATTACAGAGTACAACTGAATTAACCAAAATTGTAAATTTTGGGTTGTATAGGAGTTCACTTCAATTAAGATCATTAAAACTAAGCGTGACTGCCCAATTGAATTTGTTAGCGATAGCAATGTTTTAGTACGTATTCAGATGAATCGTGATTGCAAGTATGTGATGTCTGACGGGGTAGTACAAAAAACCATGGGGTTGTTTGGAGCTAATTGTTTAACGGTTGAGCAAGATTTTCAGGGGCTTCCAAATCGATACAATAATCATAATTTAGATGGGAAAAAACTGCTTGTAATACGAGAAGGTGGAGCAGGGGATCTGTTGTTCAATACTCCTGTTTTTAAGTACTTAAAAGAAAAGTATCCAACTTGTGAAATTGGTCTGGCTTGCATGCCAGTATATTCTAGTCTTTTTAATAATCATCCTCATATTGATAAAGTTTATCCTCACGTAATGTCTTATGAAGAATTTCAAATCTATGATTATTTTGCTACGTTTGAAGGCATTATTGAAACCAACATCGATGCCCAGTTTATAAATGCTTACGATCTATTCATAGAAAGATATGGAATTTCTTTAACTGAAATACCAGATAAAACTCCAATTATTTCTGTGAGTGACAGAACAAAAGAGTTTTGGATCAGTGTTTTAGGACATAGACTTGGACAGAAAAATATTGGAATACAGCTTCGTGCTAGTTCTCCAGTAAGAACTATTCCGTTGGAAATGAACGCTGAAATTATTCGAAAGCTTATCAACAGTGGTTATACTGTATTTCTTTTGGATTCTCTATCTAGAAAACAAGATATAGCGAATTTTATAGCATCTTTTCAGTTATATGAAGCAGTGGATGCCTCAAAGTATTCTGACAATTTTGAACGATTGGCAGGAATTATTTCTTTGATGGATTTATTTGTGGGGCCTGATAGTTCTGGTACTCACATTGCAGCAGCTTTAGATAAACCAATCGTAGGATTGTACGGACCATTCAGATCCCATTTAAGACTAAAATATTATAAAAAGGCAGTTGGAATTGATGCTCAGGCTCAAAGATGTAATTCTGGGCGTGGATGCTACCAACATGAGTACTCACTTTGCAATTTTGCAATTGAGCTGGGCATAGACCAGGCTCCATGTTGGTCCCTGCTTAATACTGATATAGTGGTTCAACAGGTCGAAAAACTTTGGAACAAAGTATATACTAAAGATAAGGAACTAGTAAATGCAAGTTAAATTGAGTGATGGAACGGAAATTTTTAATCTACTTGATACCAGATCCCCACTCGAATTCAGGGGAATATTTCAGAATAGTAATTGTATGGGTCTTAGAGTTCATGGGTTAATTGGAGACTGTATAAAAGCTACAACTGTTCTTTCTGAGCTGATAAAAGAAGATCCCACGCGTACTTATGTATTTTTGATTTCTTACAAGGACGAAACAAAAGGATCGCTTATAAAAGATATTTTTTCTGATTTGATCGCTAAGGGACTTATTGTTGGATTATTTTTAAACAACTATCAAATCGTAGGAAATATGAGTTTTTTGCAGTGGTCTTTTTTAAGAGATCTTGGATGTGATATAGCACTTGATCTATATTTTCATTCGTCTGATGAGTACAAACGCAGAAAAACTGGAATTGCCTATTTAGGATTTGAGCAACCTCAATCAAGTCCAACGAAGGTGGCTCTATTTCGTTATAGTGGATTTCATCAGCACGTTCCTTTACGACACATCCCAGAAAAAGAATGGTTGGAGATTGAAGATCATTTACTGAATTTAGGATTGGATGTTCATTTGTATGGGCAGGATGATACAATGAGAACTCTAGTTAAGCCGGATAATGATTTTAGAAAGAAGTTGTCAGTTCTAGGAACTATCAAACATTCAGCGGATTCTGGTCTATGTATCAGTACTACGACTTTTCTTCCTCATTATCTTTCTCATTTTATTCCTTGTCTTGTATTCTGTGATCCGATAGATATTCCTGCTTTATGCTTACAATGGAGATCAAACCATAATTTTATGCCTATAGATACAACCAAAGTTGATCACGTTTCTTACGTAAAGGAATTTGCAAGTCGTTGGTATCTAGCAAATACTAATGCTATCAGTACAATGAGAACTTTAGTGGAAGCGTTATCAAAACAACCTGTAAATGTAAAGACAACGTCTTCACAATTGCAAATGGAGGTACAGTAAATGAATAATCTGCAATGCGACGATTTCAAGGTAAACAGAGACAATGTAGTACAAATGAATTACGTTAAATCTTCAGAATATACGGATAGGTCAGGAAATGTTACAACAGTTGGAATAAGTCTTGATTGTCCTACAAATTATGTTGGAGTTGGTGGTTCTGGTACTGCCCTGTGGCAGGAGACTAATCTTCCAAGTCCTTGGGGATATTACTGGTATTCTCCAGTAGTAACTCTGCCCTACCTTCCTTGTAATCATTACTATGATTACAATCGAATTCAGAAACTAGAAGATCGAGTAAGGAAATTGGAAGTCAAGCTAAGAAAATTCACAATTGATGATGAGATAAAAGAAATGGAAGAGAAGCTCAAGGCTATGAAAGAGGAGAAAAAGAATCTCGCAAAAAGATGAGTGCCGAAAAAGCCAAATTTTGGGTCCAAATTGCTCTTGATAATTTAAGCTGTTCTGTTTTTCTGCGAGTGGACGGACTTAAAGAGGATCGAAGGGAATCTTCTGATAGGATAAAAAGAGCTTTGAACGAAGCGATGGCAGAGTTAAATAATCACTTGGATGGAAAGGAAAGAAGTAATGAGTAAACTTATGTTGGCATCAAATTTTCAGGATGAGATTGGAAACGTGGAAGTGATCTGGAATATTTTTAAGGACGTTGTGGATGGCTGGGTTGTAGTCGACAGCGGTTCGACCGATGGTACTCAGCAAAAATTAAAAGATTTAGTGGGTGAGAAATTAACTTTAATTGAATCAGATATGATCAAGCAAAACGGTTATGGATACGCCAGAACCAAATTAATTGAGTATTCTGTTGATGCTGATTGGGTTTTGATTTTTGATGGAGATGAAAGAATGTCTCCTGAAAGCGTAACAAAGTTGAAGGCGCTTATGGACGGACCTTCTCCTGATTACGACATGGTCTGGCTGCCCCGATGCCACTTTCAAGATTGGGAAATGACAAAGGTCGAATACGGAAGCATGGAACGAACTGGTCCTAGCTGGAGGGAAGCCATACAAATAAATCCAGATTGGCAGCCTCGCCTCATTCGTCGGACTATGATCGATGGTAAGTCCAAAATTCAATTCATGAAAAGAGTACATGAGCGTCCTCAAGGAATTCAATCTGCTTTAAATAGTTTGGAAAGCCCGGTTATTTTTCATTTTGGATGGATGAAATCTCCGGAACGATTGAAAATGGTATCTAGTCTTTGCGATAAGTTATGGCAGATGGATCAACAAGGAGAACCATTACAAATGTCTTACGAACAAGCCTGTAAAGAAAATAAATGGAGTTTCACAAAGTAAGTAAGTAAAGGTAAAGGAAAAAATCGATCTTGGAAATAGCCTTAAAAGAACTGAATCCATTGTGGATTAAGCATAGAGATAAAAATGTAGGTCTTATGATAAAATGCCCAATTGAGGGTTGTAAATGTAAAGGTACTGCATTAGCCTTTTATTTTAATCATCCTTCTCGTCCGAAACGTGAAGTAAGTGGAGAAGATTCTTTTGAAACAATAACTTTTGAAACAGGTTTAAGTGGTGTTAAATTTGGTTGCACATTTGTTGGAACTTTAAAAAATGGTACAGTTTCTTGGTAA